AATTAGGTGATTTAGGACCAATCTACGGAAAACAATGGAGAAGTTGGTATGTTAACGGGGATGGCGAGAAAAAATGGATTGACCAAATAGCAACCTTAATTAATGATTTAAAAACAAACCCTGATAGCAGAAGATTGATGGTATCTGCTTGGAATGTGGGTGAATTGAATGATATGGTTTTACCACCTTGTCATTATGGATTTCAATTGTACACTAGAGAATTGAGTAAAAGTGAAAGAATGGATTATTGGTTTAAGAACCACAAACCAAATAGAGATGTGTGTGATTCAGTAGATGAATCACCGGAATCAGAACAACATAAGTATTTTGATGATGCGGGAGTACCTAAAAGAACAATCTCTCTAATGTGGAATCAACGAAGTGTAGATACATTTTTAGGATTACCATTCAACATTGCATCTTATGGTTTGTTATTAGAAATCATTGCAAAGGAGGTAAATATGATACCTGATGAATTAATTGGTAATTTGGGTGATGTTCATTTATATTCAAATCACATTGAACAAGCTAAAGAACAAATTAGTAGAACTCCTTACGAATTACCATCAGTAAATATCACCGAAAGAAATTGGTATTTACATCACAAAGTAAAAGAACATTTAGGTCCTAAATCATTTGATGAAAAGATTATGAGTTATAGACCAGATTGTTTTGAATTAGTTGGATATACCTCACATCCAAAAATTAAAGCACCCCTAAGTAACTAATATGAATATCACACTTACATCTAAAATACAAAACGATAAATACACCGAATATGTGTATAATGCATTTGATATACAAAATAGAGAAGAAACTCAAGTTACAATCCCTATGAACTTAGATGGGTTGAATTCGTTTGATTGGAACATTGGTGTGATATATGGCGGAAGTGGTAGTGGTAAATCAACTATATTAAAAGAATTGGGTGGTGGTAAAGATGTTAAGTTTGATGAAGATAAACCACTTATTTCAAACTTTGATTGGTTAGAACCAGAAGAAGCAACAAGAGTCCTAACATCGATAGGATTATCATCAGTTCCCACTTGGTTAAGACCATTTAGATTATTAAGTAATGGAGAACAATATCGTGCATATCTTGCATACTTAGTTTCATCTGCAAAAGATGGTGATACTATTTTGATTGATGAATACACATCAGTTGTGGATAGAGATGTTGCAAAAGCAATGTCATTTGCATTACAAAAATACATTCGTAGAGAAGGAAAAAAGATTATCTTAGCATCCTGTCACTTTGATATTATGGAGTGGATAATGCCGGATTGGATATATTCACCATCAAAAGGAGGCGGGTTCGAAAGACCTGACTATCTTCGGCAAGGGAGACCGGAAATCACTTTATCAGTTAGTAGGGTTGAACCTGAAGCTTGGGACTTCTTCAAAGAACATCATTATCTAACACAAAACGCAAATAAAACCTACATCTATCTTCTATTTGAATGGAACGATAAACCTGTAGCAATAAATGTAATCGGAAGACATTTGGGTAAGAATGGTGGGTTCAAAGTGTTTAGAGAAAGTAGGATTGTAGTTCACCCAGATTATCAAGGAATGAGTATTGGTAGTAAGATATCTGAATGGAGTGGTGGTATTCTTAAAAATATGAATGCTAAATACTACACTAAAACTATCAATCCTGCATTGGGTATTTATCGAAATATTCATACCGAAAGTTGGAAACCTACTTTATTCAACGGAAAGATTAGAAACGATAATAATGACCATTCAGAGGTGTATAAGACAATGTATCAACGAGCATCATATTGTCATGAGTATGTAGGTGAATCAATCGATGGATACGATGAATTATTAAAACCAATCGATGAAATGCGTAATGATAGTAGAGTTGATAAAGAAACAATAAACAAATTTTTTTCATTTTAAATTAAGTTATGGCAAAGAAACCAGAACCTTCGATGCGAGATAAACCAACCAAATTTGAATATACATTTGAAGATGAAGATTGTATATCTATTTGGAAATATGATAAGAAAAAATTTCCAAATGGTCCAATATCGGTTGAATATAAATGGAAACCTGCTTGGATTAATAGATTGAAAGTTTTAGAAAAACAAAACAAAGAAGCAAAGAAAAAGAAAACAAAAACTAACGAAAAGACATTAAATAAATTTAAATAAGTTTGGAAATATGGAAAAGTTTTCGTATCTTTACATAATATTAACCAAATAATAAATAAATTTTATGAGTACCAACACAATTACAATTCCCGTATCATTAATAAAAGATACACCTAACAACGCGGAATTGGGTGAAAAAATTAGAAGAATTTTCAACGAACAAATTAAAGAAGGACATTCAATATTCCCAGATAATATGGAATATACTGATGAATACTTTAAACCAAATTATATAAATCCATATACAAATAAATAAAAAATAATAACATGCAAATTGTAAAAGACAAACTTAAACTATCTAAACCGATTAAACCTTCAAAATTATCTGCTGAAGAAATTCAAAAGATTACCGAAACTCTTACTACTGAATTAGAAAAACATGGTGGTATTGGGTTGTCTGCTAATCAATTAGGTTTGGATGTTCGTGCATGTATAATTAAGGTAATCGACCCGTTAGTTTTAATCAATCCAACAATCATAGAACGCTCGGAAGATGCAGTTGCTTATGTAGAACAATGTTTATCAATTGATAAAACATTAAAGAGTCCAGTTAAGACAGTTCGTTCTAAACGAATTTTAGTAGAAACTGATAATTTAGGAATGGTCGAATTTAAAGCAGATAATCAATTCAATGATTGGAAAGATGCTAATGAATTCTTTAGTGATGCCGGTTTAATGGAATGTGTATGTGCACAACATGAAATCGACCACTTAGATGGTATTCTTATCACAAACCCAGAACGTAGATATACAACTACTTACATTGCACCTAAATCATATGGTAGAAATGAAATGGTGATGGTTAAATTACCAGATGGGAAAACTGAATTTATTAAATATAAAAAAGCACAGAAGTTATTAGAATTAGGTGCAGAGATTGTATAATATGGCTAAATTTACATTTAATATAGATGCAGATGATTATAGAGAAGCATCAAATATAGAATTAACAGTACCAGATGATATGACAATTTTTGAATACAAAACGATATGTATTAGAATGGCATCTGCGTTAGGTTATCATTATGAAACTATAAATAAAGCATTTATAGAAACCGAAGAAGAAAGAAAAACCTTTGAAGATTTAATCAATGAGCTCAGAAAAGAAAATATCTAAAAAAGAACATTATAGAATGATGGAACAAACAATTGTAAATCATAGTTTTATAATTGATGCTCTAATCAACATTCTAATTGAAAACGGAGTTTGTAGTTTCGATGATATAAAGAATCGAATTGATAAAAACGCAACGATAATCGAAAAAGAATTAAAAAAACAAATGAATCCACCAACCGAAGATGAAACACCTATGTTAAATTATTTCGGACCAATGGGAGAAGCATAAAAATCAACAATTATGATTTACATAATATTAGCAGTATCTTTGATTATAAATATTGCACTTATTGTAGGTGTAGTAAATTTATTAAAACAAAATGAAGAGTTAGAAGATACTTTAACGGAAACCTTAGTCGATATAAAAGGTAAAGTAAACACAGCATTAGAAGCATTGAGAGATGCAGATTTAAAAGGTTCATTTGAATCCGATGATGAAGTTGGAGTGGTTTTCAAAGAAATCAAAGATGTTGTTGAAAATCTAAATGAAATAATTTAATATGGCAAAAACAAGAAAACCAAAAGATAAAGTATATTTTGGAACACCTGCACAAGATGCAATAGTAGAATACAATAAATGTAAAGACCCCGTAAAACGTTCTAAAATTTACGAAGAAAGAATTAAATATCCTTTTGAAAAGTTAGCAGAAAACGTATTAAATACATTTAAGTTTTCATATTTTGATGTATCTAAAAAGGATATACAAATGGAAGTAGTTTCTACTATGGTAGAAAAAATGCATATGTATAAAGAAGGTAAGGGTAGAGCATTCTCTTATTTTACCATCATTGCAAAGAATCATTTGATTCTAAAAAACAACGGAAACTACAAACGTTGGAAACAAAATGCTTTAATATCTGAAATGCCTGAAAGTTGGAATCCTGAGAATGATTTTTACGAAACCGAAGAAGGAACTGAATTCAGAGAATTTAAAGATATAATGTTAGCCTATTGGGATAAACATTTAACAACCATATTTAATAAAAAAAGAGATATACAAATTGCAGATGCGGTATTGGAATTATTCCGTAGAAGTGATTATATAGAAAATTTTAACAAAAAACATTTATATCTACTTATTAGAGAGATGACTGATTGCAAGACTCATTATATCACAAAAGTGGTAAATATAATGAAACAACATCAGAAAAAAATGTTAAACGATTATTTAGAAGAAGGTGATTTTTCAGTAAGAGATGAACCTTTTTGGGTATCACCCGATTCAATAAGTGGTGATGAAGATTATGATGACGAATAAATATATTTTAGGAATAGCATGTGGTTATCACGATTCAGCTGCATGTTTATTAAAAGATGGAAAAGTTTTAGGTGCAGTAGAAGAAGAAAGATTTACAGGAATTAAGCACGATTCTTCATTCCCAACAAATGCGATTAATTGGTTGTATAACGAATTCAAAATTACCGGTGCAGATGTATCGGTAGTTTCGTTTTATGAAAATCCTACTAAAAAATTGGAACGTATTGAAGAAACTACTAAAAGAGGTGGCGTATTACAATACTTCAAACGTAATTCGATTATCAACGAAAATAAAAAACAATATAAGGAAACGGAACGTAAAATTTACCAAATCACAAATGATAAAATAATCTTATCATATGGAGACCACCATCTTTCTCATATTGCATATTCTTATTACACATCACCATTTGACCGTTCTGCAATCATTTCAGTAGATGGGGTTGGTGAATGGGAAACAACAGTTTTAGCATTTGCAGAGAATAATAAAATTACAAAAATTCAAAATGTTAAGTTCCCACACTCATTGGGAATGATTTATTCTGCATTCACAGCATTTTTAGGATTCAAACCAAATGAAGGTGAATATAAGGTTATGGGTCTTGCACCCTATGGTAATCCAAACGTTTATACAAAACATTTTAAAGAACTTATTACAGAAACCGAAGATGGTGGGTTTGAAATCAATATGGATTATTTTACATACGATTATTCAAATTCAACAATGTTTAATGAGAAATTAGGATTGTTATTCGGATTTCCAAATCGATTACCAGAAGATGAATTAGAACAACATCATAAGGATTTAGCAGCAACAATTCAATCACAATATGAATATTTCTTTTTCCGTTTATTAAATAAAATGTTTGCTATTCACCCATCTAATAATATTTGTTTAAGTGGTGGATGTGCATATAATGGAACTGCTAACGGAAAAATAACAAAAGAAACTCCATATAAACAATTATGGATTCCACCTGCTCCATCTGATGCTGGTTCTGCAATTGGCTGTGCGTTGGAATATTATTATACTCATACTGAAAATCCTATCAGAGTTGATAATACGAATCCCTATTTAGGTCCACATCATTCAAACGATGAAATTAAAAAAGAATTAGATAAACATTCAAATGATATATGGTATGAATACAAAAATCACTCCGAACTTATTCCAATCATTTCTAAACAAATTACGGATGGAAATGTTATTGGTTGGTACGAAGGCAGAATGGAATTTGGTGCTCGAGCACTCGGTAATCGTTCTATACTTGCTAACCCAAGAGACCCACAGATGAAAAGTAGAGTAAATAGAGTAATCAAAAAGAGAGAAGGTTTTAGACCTTTTGCTCCAATCGTAAAAGAAGAAACTCGTTTAAAATATTTTGATTACAAACTATTAGTTCCTTATATGAATCAGGTTGTTAAGGTATTAGAAGAACACCGAAACAATTTACCTGCAATTACTCACATCGATGGTTCTGCAAGAATTCAAACCCTAAATAATAGACAGCATAGAAGAATGTATTCACTTCTAAATCAATTAGAAATTGATAATGGATACCCAATCGTTTTAAACACATCATTCAATTTAAAAGATAAGACAATTGTAAATTCACCAAAGGATGCAATAGAAACTTTTTTAGATTGTGAAATGGATACATTAGTATTAGGAAATTATATCGTTAAGAAAAAAATTAAATAGTAATACTTATATTCGAAACCTTGTGGTTAAACCTTCACTGTCCTTTGAGACAGTTGAGTTGGAGAAATACCAACGAATGAAGTTTTAAATACAAATAAAAATAAGGAAAAATATGAAACAGTCAATTTGGACGGTTAATCAACCGTCAAACCCTCAAGCGTTTATTACAAAACGCAAACAAAGATTAAAACAAAACGATGGACAAGTTTATCTCAATGATGGAGATGAATATGAAATCGAAATCTTCAACCCAACTCCAACCCACATCTTAGCAAAAATCAAAGTTGATAATAACTACTTATCAGGTGGTGGTATTGTATTAAGACCAGGTGAAAGAGTATTTTTAGAAAGATTTTTGGATACTAACAACAAATTTGTTTTCAAAACTTACGAAGTAGGTAAAGAAGCAGTTAGTTTAGGTACAACTGATAATAACGGATATGTTGAAGTTGAGTTCTATGATGAATGGAAACAAAGAACATTTTATGGTAGTGGAACTACATCTTCATGGACTACATTAAACAATAGTAACATCACTTACACATCAGGAACACCAAATAATTTCTTAACAATCCCAACAAGTGGAACATCTACATTTTACAATGCAAGTTTAACTACATCTAATTCTTTCGCAGGTCCAAATGTTAGAAGTTCAAAGATAGAAACTGGTACAACTGAAAAAGGTGATACATCTAATCAACAATTCACAACATCTAATAGAAGTTTTAATTCATACTCATTTCATAATGTAGCATGGAGAATTTTACCTACATCGCATAAACAATATCACAAAGAAGAATTAGGTGTTCTATATTGCGGTGAGTGTGGTGCTAAACGAAAGAAAGATACACATAAGTTCTGTCCACATTGCGGAACTAAATTCTAAACAAATATAATCACAAGGTATTCACTAAGGGAAAGCGAAAGTTTTCCCTTTTTTATTAAAAATATTTTACAAAAAATTTGGAATTGTAAAATATTCTTTGTATGTTAGCTTTGTAATAAGAGTTAAACATAAAACAATAAAAATATGAGTGATTTAATTGATGTACGTGGTATGAGTGTTAATGAGTATTGTGACTTCGTTGAGAGTCGTGCTCTTCATTTGGGGATTGAACCCCATGAGTTAAATATGGACATCTTCTTTGAGCGGATGTTAATTTCGGATGAGATGTATGAAAGAGCAAAGTGGGAGTTAGTTAGTCGTAAAGTGTATATGGATGAAGAAGTAGAATTTTAAACTTTAAAATATAAAAATATGAGAAACGGATTAGATATTTCAACATTAAAAAAGATTGAATTGGAGTTTGGTGATTTTGACATTAAGCAGGTTTGGGGTGGTTCAAACGATGTGTATTTTCGTTTTGGATACTGGAGACAAGTTGATGTCAATAAATTAAATCAACTATTGAGTAATCTTAATGAAGTAATTGAAGATTGTGATTACGATGATGATTGTGGCTATCAGTACATGTATCGATTAAAATAAATTATTTATACGGATTTCAAATAAAAATATATTTATTATCGTGAGAATTTAACCAATCTCCCTTTGTTAAGAATGGGCAACAAATTGACCGAATGTATTATCGTATCCAAAGAAGTTGGCGATAAGTTTATTTTGGCTAAAAATAGAGATAGAGCATACAAACCTAAATTAGAAATAGTGCATACTATCATCGATGGTGTAGAAGTTGCTTATATTCACGACATTATTACTGATTGGAGTGAAGGAATGAATGAATTTGGAATCGGTATTGTAAATTCTGCATTGATGGTTGGACACGATGAAGCAGAAAAAAAATTAGTAAAAAAAGCAGGTAAACCATCAAAAGATGGAAAGAAAATCAGAACTGCACTTTCACAAAAAACTTTAAGAGAAGCAATCAAAGCTGCAATAAAAACCGATGGTGGTATAAATGGTCATACATTTATTTCATCACCAACTCATATGGTTAGTATTGAAAAAACTTCACAACACAAACCTAATATTAAATTACATAATACGGAACATCCAATTGTAAGAACTAATCACGGTCATATGTTTACTGATGCAGGATATACTCATGGTGAAAAATATCTTTCATCTAAAATGAGAAAGATTTCAGCTGAAAAGACTGTCGATAAAGTTGAAGATTGGAAAGAGATTGCTCAAGCAATGAGAAAAGAATTTTTTCCGAAGGAATCTCAATTAAACATGAGAAGACAAGCAAAAGATATGTTTACATCATCACAAACTGTTATGAACCTTACTGATAGAATTTTAGAAGTTGAATATTTTGATGATAAGGTAGAGTCGTTTGAAGGTGTTAGAACTGAATTACCAAATGATTATCAACCAAAAATTAAAATAGAGGTGAAAAAACTAAAATGACAAGAAGAGAACAAAAAGAAAAAAATCGTAAAAGAATTGCCAAAAAAACTATAAAGGAACAACAAAAACGTGGCAATTACAAAAAACATACTTAATCGAAAACCTCATCAAAAATGAGGTTTTTTTATTTGATATATTTATAGATTGAATCAAATTAAAAAATATGAGCACAGAATTTGAAATATTTCCTGGCAAAAGTTTGAGTGGGTTATTTAAAGATATATACGATAATCAACAAAATAAAAAACAAAGAATTTCGGAATTAATAGCCGAAATGAGAAAGTTAATTCGTCACGCAGGTGATATGGCAGTTATTGGTCCAATCCTAAAAGATTTAGTAGATGTATCAGTTCGTAACGATGATGCTTTAATTAAATTGGCAACAATTGCACAACGTATTGTTACTGCAAACACAAAAACCGAAGGTGAAGTTGGATTCCTTTCTGATGCCGAGAAGGAACAATTACTAAAAGAAATTGAAGTAACTGTCAATGATGTGAAAGATGAACAAGATGCAAAAGTAGATGAATTGACAAACGAAGTTGAAGAATTAAAACAAAAGATTGGTAAATAATGAGTGTAAGAACCCAAATATCAAACGCAACACATCACACTAATTCAAACCAAAGTACTACTGGAAAAGTTTTAACTGGTATTGTTTTAGATGTTATTTTAGATGATACTAACCCCAAAGTTCAAACTTATGATTTTAGTGAGGTAGAAACAAAGGATACAAGTATTGTAGGTTGTGCGGTTGTTAGAAAATTAAATGACCCTTCTGCAAGTAAGACTGGTGTAAAAGCATACAAACCATTTAGTAATGATGAAGGTATTCCATTAGTGGGTGAAACTGTGGAATTAATTTTATTGGGTGGTAAATTACACTACAAAAGAATAGCATCAACAAACATCAATGCAGGAAACGCAATTGAAAATGTTGATATAAAAAATTTCCAACCAACTCAAAAACCCGGTCAACCTGCAACCGAATACTCCACAGTATCTGCAACAGGTACACCAAGTGGTGGTAGTGGTGGTGAAGATAGAAAAACTAAACTTGGAGAATATTTTGAAACAACTCAAATAAATCCTCTAAAATTATATGAAGGTGATAAAATTATCCAATCCCGTTTTGGTCAAAGTATTCGTTTTAGTGGATATAATAATCAAGATAAAAAATACGCACCTACCATTCTTATTCGTAATAGACAAAGTGATGAATCTTTAAGTAAATTAAAAAAAGGTTCACTTACGGAAGAAGATGTTAATAAAGATGGTACTACGATTGCAATTACATCTGGCGTATATAAATTGGATTATCAATCACCATTAGAAACAAAACCATCTAAATTTTCAAATTACCCATCAGAACTAAAAGGATATGACCAAGTTCTTGTAAACTCTGAAAGAATTATACTTTCTGCAAAAACACAAGAAATGATTTTCTTTTCAAAAGGAAATTGGGGATTCATATCAGATGGTAAAATGTCGATTGATAATGGAAAAGCAGGTGCAGATTTAGATTTTCATGGAGATGTTCGTCTTACTACCAATGATAATAGTACTTACATTTTAGGTGGTAAGGGGAATATTTTCTTAAATACTGAAAGTGATAAAGAACCTTTGGTAAGAGGTGAAACTCTAAAAGGTTTATTAGAAGAATTAATAGATGCAGTAAATAATCAGGTGTTCAAAACTCCGGCAGGACCAACTGCAGTAGGACCAGAAAATAAAAGTACATTTAATGATATTAAGGGTAGATTGAGTAAATTCTTATCTACTTTAAATTATACCGAATAAAATGTCGTTAGAGATATTCAAACAAAATATGCTAAGTTATATGCAGAATCCAAAGGGAATCAGTTCCTATGGTGATTTTGCAAAGAAACTTACTATGGAGTACGATATGGCCGTTAAACGTGGGTTTGATACGGTCAACAACATTCCAATTGCAAAAGGTAATACGGAATTGATGGAATCTACTCTAAATGGAATTCTAAACACAGCATTGCAACAATCATCAGGTGAACACCCAATAATCACAAACTTAGGCCCTGCATTTATTGCGTATTGGACAGGAGCAACTATGAGTTCCGTTCCACCGCCATTGATTCCATCACCGGGTGCAGTTGTAAATGTTGCTACAGTCAGTAGTTTTATTACTGACCCTGGTATTTGGACACCAACTGATACTTTGGTAAAAACACCACCAAAACCAAAGACTCCACCAACACCACTTCCAATGATGGCAACACAGACCAATGATGTTGAACCTGCACAAAAAATGACAAAGGAAGATATTGCTGCAGCAGAAGAGGATATAAAGATTGCCGAAAAAGAAATTGTACAACTTAAAGCACAAGGTGCAATTGAGTATGCAGATGATACGGAATATGACCCAGATTATCCACCAGTTGGTATATCTGCACAATTACAAGCAGCAAAGGAAATTATTAGTTATCAAAAACAAAGAATAGCAAGTGGAGAAAAGGAATCAACTAATTATGATGATGCAGTAGATGCAAGTATAGCATCAAAAGAAATTGGTGAACGAATTGTTGCATATGCAAAAAGAGATATTGGTCAAATGGAAAGTCCGTTACCACCAAATCAAAGACCTGCAAACTGGGGTCCATATGTTAAAAGTGTATTAAATGGTGTAGGAATTAATTCTCCTGCATTTTGGTGTGCTGCATTTGTTTCTAAACATTATCGATTAGCAGGTGCAAAATCACCTAATAGTGCAGGATGTTCGTTTTGGAGTGCATGGGCTAGAAAAAATAAATTATATAGTAATAAACCTGTAATTGGTGCTGCTGTATTGTATGGTGGAAGGGGTTCGGAACATCATATTGGAATTGTATCAAGTATAATTGATGCTAATACAATTACAACAATCGAAGGAAATACATCAGGTGGTGGGTTTGATAGAAATGGTGTAGGTGTTTTTCAGAAAAAAGTAAAAGTTTCTAGATGTAGTGGATTTGTATTACCTGTAGCAAAATAAAATAAATTATGGCAAGACCAACGGATAATTCAGAAATATTTTTAGACCAATTGATTGCATCAATTCAAACCCACTTGCCCACAATTAAAGGAACATACCTTACAACATCATTGTATCCACCTTTATTAACGCCAGGACCGGGTGCAGTACCTTTTGTTGGTTATACTATTCCGCCTGCAGGACAGGGTGTAGGAGGAGGAACAGCGGGTAATTTACAAGCAACTCAAACACAACAAACCGAAGAACAAAAACAAGTTGAAGAGGCTATAAAATTGTCACCGGAACAAGAAGCCTTAGCAAATGATGCAACGGAACAAGGTTATGGTATAAACGAATCAACTTCTGCTGGTTTGAGTGGTGTTGGAGTTTCATCTCCCGCACAACGTAATGGTGAGGGTGGTGGGGGTTCATCTGATAATCAAGCAGATAATGATGTTGCAAACCAAACTCCATCAGAAAAAATTGAAGAATGTGGAAATGTTAAATTAAAAGAACCACCACAAGTTGTAATAGATGCAATGAGAAAATGGGGAATCAAAACTCCATTACAAAAAGCTCATTTCCTTGCTCAATGTGCACATGAGAGTGGTGATTTTATTTATACAAAAGAAATATGGGGGCCGAGTTCTGCACAACAACGCTACGAAGGTAGGACTGATTTAGGAAATACACAACCCGGTGATGGTTATAGATTTGCCGGTAGAGGATATATTCAAGTTACAGGTAGAGCAAATTATACACAATTCAGAAAAGGTGTATCCGATGATGTAGTTGCAAACTCTACATTAGTTGAAAAGAAGTATGTTGCAGAAACTGCGTGTTGGTTTTGGAGAACTCGTAAGTTAAATGAAGCAGCAGTAGATGATACAATCGGAACTCTAAAATATATTACAAAACGAATAAATGGTGGGTATAACGGATTAGATGATAGAAAGAAAAAGTTTTGTGGATATTGGAAAAAATTAAAAGAAAACCCTAATTTATACTCATAAGATTCCAAAATCCATTAAAGATATATTTATATTGAGTAAACAAATATTTTAAAAATGGATTCTAAAAAGTTAGCACAACTAATTAAATTAGTAGTAGAACAAGAAATTAAGAAACAACTTCCCCAAATGATTAAAGAGGAGGTTAGTAAGTTATTAAATGAAACTACAAAACCAACTCCTAAGAAGAAGGATATTTTGGAAGATGTAGACCCATTTGAACTTGCAAATCAATTGTTAGATAAGGAAAGAGTACAACCTAAATTACAAAAGGAATCAGTACAACAAAAACAACCTATTAGACAATTTTCTAAAAACGCAACAATCAACGAAATATTAAATCAAACTAAACCATTTACTTCAGCACAAAGAGCAGAAGGTGGTGTAGGTAGTGGTGCATCGGTATTGGATAATTTCCAAACTTATGAACCAGTAAACGAAGGTTATACAAATTCACATATTCCAAACTATATGGATGCAGAACCGGATATTGATGAAACCATATCATATAGTGGTGGAGCAATGGGAGGTATCCAATCTATGAGAGCACAAATGGCTGAGAAGATGGGGTATGGTGATATGAATGTTGGTGGAAACAAAAGTGGATTAGGTGTATCAACTGGTCTTGCGGGATTAGACAGAATTTTAAATAGAGATAATTCAGAATTAGTTAAGAGGTTTAAAAAATAATGGCATACGTTTTAGGAAATAAAATTGTAAAAGATACCAAAGAGTTTAATGACTATGCATATGGTATTACTCTACCCCTAAAAAGAGGTGGTAATGGTTATTTTGAACAGGCTTTTACTTCTTTTGAACAAGCAAAATCAAACTTAAAAAATTTACTCCTAACTAAAAAAGGTGAACGAGTGATGCAACCTGAATTTGGGACTGGATTAGATTCGTTACTTTTTGAACCAATGACCGATGGTATATTTGAAAATAGTTTAAGTGATACCATTACAAGAACTGTCAATTATTGGTTACCATATATTAACATAGAAAATATTGATATTGAAATGACCGATGACATGAAGGATAGACATATAGCACATATGAAAATTGAGTTTACGGTCGGTAATCAAATTGAATTACAAGAAATAACTTTTACAGTTAGGGGATAATAAAAATGGCGTTAAATAGTATAACAAAAAAGAGTAATCAAGGTAGAGATATAAAATATCTTAATAAAGATTTTGCGGGTTTCCGTCAAAACTTAATTGAGTATGCTAAAACATATTTCCCAAAAACGTATTCAGATTTTAATGAATCATCTCCAGGTATGATGTTTATAGAAATGGCATCGTATATTGGTGATGTTATGGGTTATTACATTGATGATACTTTAAAAGAATCTTTAATGTTATATGCGGAGGATAAAGAAAATGTTCTTGCTCTTGCACAATATTTAGGATACAAACCAAAAGTTACATCTCCTGCATTAGTTAGTTTGACTATTTATCAATTAGTTCCTGCTGTTGGAACTGGTGTTAATAATAGACCAAATTCAAAATATTATTTAAGAGTTAAAGAAGGAATGGTTGTTCAAGCTAATTCAACTGGTACTCTTTTCCGTACAACTGAATTATTGGATTTTAGTGTTGCGGATGATAGAGAAATAACTATATATTCAAAAGATGGTGATGAACCAACATTTTATTTAGTTAAAAAACACGTTAATGCAATTTCTGCAGAATTAAAAACAATTGAGAAATCATTTGGTAGTGCAGAAGAATTTTCTAAAATAGATATAGCAGATGATAATGTAATCGAAATATATGATGTAAGAGATAGTAGTGGAAATAAATGGTATGAAGTTCCATATCTTGCACAAGAAATGGTATTTGTAGATTATCCTAATAATGAATATACTGATACTGATTTAGTTCAATTTAAGGATTCAGTTTCTAATATTTTAAAGGTATTAAAAACATCTCGTAGATTTGTAACTAAAGTGAATTCCGATAATACTACAACATTAGTATTCGGTGGTGGAAATTCTACATCATCTGATGAAACTCTTATACCAAACTTTAAAAATGTTGGATTAGGATTAAATTCATCAATTGAAAAATTAACAACATCATTTGACCCTGCGAATTTCTTAAAAACAAAAACCTATGGACAAGCACCAAGTGGAACAACTTTAACTGTTTCTTATTTAGTAGGTGGTGGTATTTCATCAAATACTCCAATTGGTGATATAACTAGAATTGAAACTATATCGTTTGATGAAGATACAAATTCTTTCACCGATAATGAATTAGGTGTATATAAAGTTACAAAAAGTTCAATAGCGGTAGAAAATGAAGTAACTGCAGTGGGTGGTAGAGGACCTGAAACAATTGAGGAAATTAGAGAAAATGCATTAGCAAATTTCTCATCTCAAAATAGAGCGGTAACTCGTAAAGATTATCAAGTAAGAGCATTATCATTACCAGCAAAGTATGGTGGAATTGCAAAAGCATATTGTGCACCAGATGGAGAGTTGGATAATAATTCACCTGCATCAATTCTTGCAAACCCAAACACTCTTTCAGAATTTACACAATTAGTTCAATCATTACAAGGTAAATCTGAAATGGAAATTAAGGATAATGTGAATAAATTCTTAATAGGTAAGAAAAATAATTTAAATGAAAAAAATAATCCATTTGCTATAAACTTATATGTGTTGGGTTATAATCAAAATAAAAACTTACAACAAATTGGAACTAATCAAGCCTTAAAACAAAATCTAAAAACATATCTAAACGAATATAGAATGTTGACTGATGGTGTAAATCTTTTAGATGGATTTATCATCAACATTGGTGTGGATTTTGAAATTATGGTTTATGGTGGATACAACAAAAGAGAAGTGTTAGTAAGATGTATTGATGAAATTACAAATTACTTTAATATAGATAATTGGACATTTAATATGGCAATCAATCTAAGTGAATTAGAATTGTTGATTGCGGGTGTTGAGGGAGTTCAATCCGTTCCAAAATGTGAAATAGTAAATAAATGTTTAGGTCAATATTCGCAGTATTCATATAACATTACTGAAGCAACAAAGGGTAAAATGGTATATCCATCATTAGACCCATCAGTATTTGAATTAAAGTACCCAGCGAAAGATATTAAAGGGAGGGTTGTTTAATGTATCAATTCATAACCGCATCAAAAGATGCATCAATTTACGAACAACAACCAAGACAAAATACTGGGTTGGATGAAATTTTAGAAGTTTCCAAAGTTTATTATGGAAGTCTAAAAGATACTGCACGTAGTTTAATTAAATTTGATTTAACTTCGGTATCTGAATCGGTTGTAAGAGGTGATGTTTCAATTGAAAATGTTGATTTAATTCTAAAAGAATGTGAATCAAATGAAATACCAATAGATTATACGATTTACGCATATGCAGTATCTCAAAGTTGGGATATGGGTATTGGAACACGTTTCGATGAAGTATCAGTTGATGGTGTTACTTGGAATAATAGAACAACATCTGCCGAGTGGTTACCAAATTCTGGTAGTCTTTCTGCAGAAGCAACTGCATCTGTATTAACAGGTAAAGGCGGTGTTTGGTATTCTCAACCGGCATGTAGTCAATCATTTTCATATCAAAGTGCAGATATTCAAATGAATGTTACTCCACTTATAACTGAATGGTTTGGTGGTAGACCCAACGAAGGTATTATGGTAAAACATAGTATGCAAGTTGAAAGAGATACTGATGATTATGGACAATTAAAATTCTTCTCAAAGGAAACAAATACAATATATCAACCAAAATTAAGAATTGGTTGGGATGATTCATCATTTACAACTGGTTCATTAACCGAACTTACATCTGATGATATTCATGTTACTTTTAAGAAATTAAAAACAAGATATAAAGTAAATAGTAAACCACAAATCAAAGTATTTGGTAGAGAAAAATATCCATTGAAAAGTTATACAAACTTATATGGATATACAAATCTTCAATACCTACCTGCAACAACTTATTATCAAATAAAAGATGTAGTTACCGAAGATATTATTATTCCATTTAGTGATTATTCAAAAGTAAGTTGCGATGGAAATGGTAATTACTTTAACTTAAATCTTATTGGTTGGGAAACTAATAGAGAATATTATATTGAAATAAAAGTAGATAGAGATGGTGTTGTAGAATATTTTTCAGATAAAGATTTAACGTTTACGATAGAGAAATAATATATGTCATTACAAAATGAATTTAGAGTATCGGAACTAATATCAAGTGGTTCTGCAGTTATTACCTCACAAAATAGTTCAGGTAATCACACATTCTATGTCAAACCAACAAATGAAGATTTTGATGGTGAAACAAGTGGATATGTAGAAAAACCAAAATATAATGAAACCGAACTTAAAAAAGCAGTAAATGTTGATGTTGTTGAATTAATACCACAAACCCCAAAGGAACAACCAAAAGTAGTTCCTCAAAAAACTTATGATAATTTACAAGGATTGTATAGTGGTAGTTTAATACAAATTAAAGATTTATCTAAACAATTGAATGATGCTAATTCAAAAATACAAACCCTTACAACTGAAAATGAAAATCTTATTACACAAATAGATGTTGAAAAATTATTAAGAGCATCTGCAGAAAATGAATTGGAGATTACAAATACCAAATACGTTGCACTTGTACAAGATTTCCAAAACGCATTGAGTAAAGGTATTAGAGAGGGTATTGAAAGAGTTTCACTTGAAGCACAACTTAGAGGTTTACAAGCAGAAAAAGAAACATTCAATCAACTACAAACACAATTACAATCTCAATTAGATTCTGCAAATGTTAGAATGGTTGATTTACAATCTCAAGTAACAAATGCACAACAATTGTTAGCATCTGCACAAATTCAGGCTTCACAATCACAAGCAGCTGCTGCAGCAGCACAAGCAGCAAAAACACAAGCAGAATTATCAACTAAGAAAAATAGTAAAATTATTTGTGATTTATTATATAGACAAGGATTTATACCAGAACATATTTGGAAAGCAGATGAGGAGTTTGGTAGTATGATGTTGAGAACAAATAAACCTGTAGCAATAGGTTATTTAATTTGGGCTCAAGGAGTTGTAGATTTCTTAAAGAAGAAACCTGAATTTTCTAAGTATGTATATATTGGAGTTAAACCTTGGTCAGAACATATGGCATATATGATGGGTGTATTACCAACTGATAATAAAGTGGGTAAGTTCATCCATTACTTAGGATGTAAATTTTCAGTATTGACTTACAACTTATATAAATTTAAAAGAAAAAATAAAATAAACCAATTATCCGTATTATGGCAATAAATCAATTTAAAGAAGTAGTTGATAAAAAAGGCTACAAAGTTGATAAAAAAGATAGAGCAATTTTTGAACAAGAAGTTGCCAAATCTTATTTTGGACTTGGTACTGCCGATACTATTGAATTCGTATTATATGATTCAAGTGATAATGTATTGCCACAAGGTGAATCTGGGGATAAAGTTAGATACATATTTTTAGATGATACAAACATTTCTAAATATTTTATTTTTAGTGAAAATAAATCTAACAAAAAAACAAATGGTGCAAAAGAATATATCATTGATACTGAAAAGTTAGTTAGAGATGCGGGATATTCAAATGGTATATTTAAAACACAAACTACACTTTTAAATAGAAGAGTGGGTTCTGAAAAAGTTGATAAGGATAAATTATGGATACATGAAATATCACCATCTCGTACCGAAATTCGTATTTTACCTCTTAAAGATAAAGATGGTAAAATTATAAAAGATTTAGATACTCGTTTAAATATAGTTTTAAAGGATGGTGAATTTAGAGATGATACAATTTATTTTGTTGAACCATTTATTGAAAGTTTAAAAGTTGAAAAAATATTAGAACGTTTTGTATCTCAACAAGGAACTGTAGCACATGGTGAAACATATGTTAAATTAGTTCAAAAAGAATTTAATATACCTAATTGGGAAGAATTTATAAATGTAATAAAAACTAAATTAATAGAAAGTACAAAATATTACATACAAAATAGAAATTGGTCAATTACATCAACAAACTATGGTAAACCACTTTCTACCCCATTTCCAATTGAATTATCAGTTGGTCAAATAAAGCAAAGTATATTACAATCATTGGTTGAAATTATTGAATATTACTTACCAAAAAGAAATATACAAGAAGATAATATTCTTTCAAAAGATGAACAAATTACATTTGATGCAACTAAAGAAATATTAAAATCAATTATCAGTAAAAATCAAAATGTAAGTACTGAAATTGGTAACAAACAAGGTATTGTTAGAGGTTGTACTGACCCTAATGCATTAAATTATAATCCTCTTGCAGTAGAAAGTGATGGTAGTTGTATTTATCGACCAATTGAAAACGCATCTCCAATTCAAAAGATTAGAGGTTGTATGGACCCGAATTCATTAAATTACAATCCTAATGCAACGGAAGATGATGGTTCTTGTAAATATGCAGATAAACCACAAACTACAACTAAAACATTCTATGTTTGGTCTAGTGAAGGTGGTATTACATTTACCGATGCGAATGGTAATAAAAATACCGATGTATTTGGTAGAGAGTATGATTCATTCACAATTACATATCAAGCAATTGACCATTTCCAAGGGGATGTAAGAGAAGTTCCAAAACAAAGAGTAGAAATAAAAACATATTCATATAGAATTTATAATGGTTCTCATGAAATAAATGCACAATATAATGGTGCCGCAGCAGGACAAGGATTTACAAACTCATTCCAATATAAAGATGGAACGGGTGCGTTTAAAACAGGTCCATCATTAGAACCAGGACAATCAATCACATTATGTGCTGCAGAGGGTAGTGTTGGAGTTGGTGGACCAAATTGGACAGTCACTAATGTTGGAGCATGTACTGGAGAAACAAATTTCCAACCGACAGTATCGTATGGTGGAGGTGGTGGAGGTGGTATCTCTGGTGGAACAAATAATAGATACGAAACCGGATTTAATCAAGGCGTTAATATGGGTGTGAATAATATAATGTAATCTATATTTATAGATGAGGAATATAAATAAATGATAGAGAAGATAACAGACGGACTAACAAACGATTTTACAGCAAATAATCAAGAGGTACTTATGGTAACTGGTACCGGAGGTGGTGGAAACGGCACACAAACTACTATTGCTGAAGTTGGGTCTGTAACTTATGCAGTTAGAGAACCGATTTACAATACTCAAAATTTATTTATAAACATATCAATTACATCAAATCCCGGCGATGGTATGATTGTTTTAGATGGAGTTGAAACAAATAAATTAACAACTTCTACACTTACATTTACCGAAAAAGAATTACTTACTCCAAAAACTTTTGGTGTAAAAAAATCTGGGTATGGTTCTACTGATATATACAAAGTTTATACAATACAAAAAGAAATTCGTAAAGATATACAAGAAGCAGTTCCTGCAGATGATAAAGTTGAATACGAATATATTACTGACCCTGCAAATCCAGGTGCAGTTATTAGAAAACAAATTACAAGACCTAAGATTTATACTAATGTAACATATTTTCCATATTTTGAATTAATTGTAGAAAAATATATTGATGGTCAATATATTCAACAAAATAAATTAGAATCGAATTATACTGAATCACAATCTACATTAAATACAAATTTAGAATTTAAATTACAAGCTAATGTAATTCATGTAGACCCAATTCCAACTGCAAAGGGTAAAATTACTATTAATGGTGATGTGTATCAAAACGATTTAATTGAATACCGAACTACTGATGGTAAAGTTGGATTAGTAACAAGTGGAACTACTGAATTAGATTTTTCTCCAAATTCAAATGGTGGAAATAATATACGCTTTACATCTAAAGGATTAGATTCACAAAAACATTCGGTTACATATAAAATTAACAAAAATGGTAATGTAACTACAAATAAAACATTTGATTACACTATTGATTTAGTAAATGATAATGTGATAGTTGATATTATTGTAACAAAAAATAACAATCAAGCAGCACCACTACCAGATGTAGCAGTTTTAAGAGCAGATGGTGTTAATTTTGAATTTAATATTTCAGGTAACAATGAGTTAAAAATACCTTATACAACATTAAATGCCGATGAGGTTATTTATTCATTAGGTACAACTCAAAGAACTATTTCAACAAGTGGTTCTATTGTATTAACTAAAAATGATTTTTACAATGGAGTTGGTAACTATGTTTTATATTTACAACCTCGTAATAATAAAGCAGGAAGTGGTGAAACAGTAAAAATATCAATTAATGTTGTAAATAAATACTATTTACCAGGACCAGATATTACAAATATCTATTATCCACAAAATATTAAAGGTGCAGATTTTAAAGGATTTGAAGTAGATTTTGATGTTAGTTGGCAATCAATTAATACTAACTATATTGAAATTTATGTTTCAAAATACGATAAAGAATATGCATTAGGTAGATTTTCACCATCAGGTTTAGCAACATTCAAAGTTAGTGATATTTTGCGTAAAGCAAAACTTCAATTTAATGAAGATACCGATAAGATTCAATTTGAATTCTTATTAGTTCCTTTTAATGCAGAGGGTGATGAATTAACCGAAGGTAAAGTAGAACGTATATCGATGTTATTTGATAAGGGTGACCTTAGATTACATCGTGGTGATGTTGTTGCCGATATTCGTAAATCATTTGAAGAGAGTTGGGATGAAACTATTTTATATGAAGAAGTTTCTAAATTCTTAACACACTATATCCATTTGGGTGATGGTGATAATAAACTTATTGCCACTTGGGGAATTGATACTGAAACGTTTTCTACTTATACCGAAGATACAACCACTGGTACAAGAAGTAAAACAAAAGAAGAGAAAGCATTGGTTCTTAAATTATACGAACCGCTTCCTCGTAATATAGAACCAAACCAACAATTATGGATTTCTAAAATTCAATCAATTCCAATAATAGAACAAATTACTATTATTGATGAGTTGAATAGTGAATGTACTCCATTACGTCCTAATTTTAATGTTAGTGTAACGGATGATATTGGATATCAATTATTAGATGATTTAATTGCTAGTGGTTCTGCAACATCAACCGATTTAGTAAATACCTTTGTAAGTTCTAGTGGATTTTCATTAGAAAATTTAAATATTCAATATGAAAGTGGTTCAACTTGGTATTGGGAAAATTTTGTAAAATATTCGTCTGCAGAAGAAAGAGTTAGAAACTTCTATTACAAACTTCAATTGATGGAAGCGTACAATTACAAAATAAATTTTGTAAGTGCAAGTACATCATTTGGTAATATTGCAACATCAAATGAAATTAAATCATATGAAGGCCAAATTACACAATTAAAGAAAGGTTTTGATGCTTTTGAAAATTGGTTATTTGTCAGTTCATCTGAAAATGGTAGTACATTTCCAAAACTAAATAATACAGGTAGTTTATATAGTGTAACAAGTTCTGCAGCAACTGATTGGTTAGATACCATAGTAAATTCAGCGGTTGATTATGATTACAACAATAAAAACTTATTAACCAATAATATTCCTGCACACATTGTAAATGATGTAAATAATGAAGAGTTTACCCTTTTCTTAACAATGATGGGTCAACACTTTGATATTTTATGGAATCATATTAAAGGTATTTCTCAATCTAAGAAATTAGAACATAAATACGAAGATGGACTTGGAAATGAATTGATTTATCATATGTTAGAATCTCTTGGTTGGGATGCTGATATGGGTGTTCAATCTCAATTCTTATGGGAATATGCATTTGGTAAACACTCCGATGGTACAATTGTATCTGAAATGAGTGGAAAGACAAGACAACAAGAAATATGGAGAAGAATTTTAAATAACTTACCATATTTGTTAAAACATAAAGGTACAAAACGAGCATTACATGCAGCTATGGCGTGTTATGGTGTTCCTGCTTCATTATTAACTATAATGGAATATGGTGGTCCACAAGACCCAACATCTAATGCTACAACTACATTTACATTTGATGATAGAACTTGTGCATTGGAATTAGATTCTAATTCATACTTACAGGTACCATTCCAAACATATGGTGGGGAGTATCCAAATGCAATTGAATTTAGAATTAAATCAGTTAATAATTCAATTACACAATCATTGGTTAAAAGTGATAGTTGGGAAATTAATTTAGTTCCTAGTACTACCGGTTCTTTGGCTAAAATTGAATTTGGAATTAGTGTAAATGGTACAACACAAAGTTTATCTACTGATTATATACCATTCTTTAAAGATGATTACGCAAACGTTGTTGTAAATAGACGAATTCTAGGTTCATCTGAAAAATATGAAGTTTATTTTAAAGAAGGATTTGATGGTAGAATTAGAAATAGTGCAACCACAAATTATACTTATACATTAGGTACTACAAATTGGGAAAGTGGTTCTTTGTTAGAAATTGGTAAAGGATTGACGGGTTCATTGGATGAATTCCGTTTATGGAAATCACCAATATCGGAATCTCGTATAAATAACCACACATTATTACCTGATGCAATTGATGGTTCATACATTTCGGCATCATCACATGATTTGTTATTCCGTTTAGATTTTGAATATCCAAAAGATTTAAGTGTAACTGGTAGTATTAATAACGTAGCAATCATAACTGATTATACATCATCTGCACATGCAATTGGATTTAACAATACATCATATCCGTATAATTACATTCCATACGAAAGAAGTGTAACTGCAAATGTTCCATCTTCTGGTTTAACTTATGGTAATAAATTCCGTTTTGAATCACAAACTCTGACAGGAGATTTGAATTACAAACATCGTGCAACTAAAAAATCTTATGACCAAGCTGCAATAGATTCTGATAAATTAGGATTGTTCTTCTCTCCAATGAAAGAAATCAATATGGATATTCTTCGTTCATTGGGTGAATTTAACATTGATGACTACATTGGTAATCCTGCAGATGAGTATAAAGATTCGTATTCAGATTTAACTACTTTGAGAAATTATTATTTCCAGCGTTATGATTTGAATATGCATGAATATATTCAATTAGTAAGATATATTGATAAATCTTTATTCGATACGTTAGAATCATTAGTACCTGCAAGAGCAAAAGTTTCGTCTGGTCTTTTGATTGAACCACATATTTTAGAAAGAAATAAAGTTAAGTGGAATAAGCCAACTGGTTCGTTAAATCATTTTACAACATCGGTTGATACTACGGATACAACTTTAACTACTGCAACATATAATAATTTTGCAACTACACTTTCTACTACTGAATCAGTTTCATTGACTGCAGTAAATACAAATTATAGTGCAGAAATAACTACGGAAAATCTAACAACATCTTCTGCAACATACCCAACATATGAGGGTGAGTTTGATACCACAACTGAAATTGGATTATTATCAACATACGATACTTTTAACACATCAGTTGATGCACAAATTACTGGTTCACTAAAAGGTGCATATGATGGTGTTGAGTTTGTTCAAATTGGTTTAGATAAAAATTCATTAGGAGTTGCTGGATTTGGATTGTATGGTGAAAATGGTAATAGTATAAGAAATTACATCGATTTATGGGGAAATCGTATTAAAGAAAGAAGTAAAGTATATTTAATAAAAGAAAGTTATACTGAACTTGTACCAAAAAATATTAGTTCGCAAGATAAAAGTTTGGGAACTGAATTAGAATCGGTAACAAAATATAAAACCAAAGTTACTATTTTACCATTTACTGGTTCTGATGGAAATGAAACATCTGCTCCAATTGTTGGTGGTAATATCGTAGAAGTTTCTCCATTAAATGGATACTTCCCAACACATTACAGAAACACGGGTGATTTAACAACTGGTTTACAAAATAGTTATTTCAATGGTTCAAAACAAACAGCAACAACTAATATTTTAGGTGGTGCACCGGTTCAAACATTCACAACTAATCCGAATGTATTGAGAGTTTCTGATACTGGTAGAGGTAGTGGTGAACCAATTTTAGAGGTTGATTAATTAAAATTATAGAATACTTATATTTATATAGGAAATAAAAGGAAATTAAATTATGGCATATTTAGATAATACCGAAATTACGGTCGATGCAATTCTTACAAAAAAAGGTAGAGAGAAATTAGCATCAGGTGAAGGATTAAACATCACAAAGTTCGCTTTGGGTGATGATGAAATCGATTACACACTTTACGAACCAGCTCATCCAAAAGGTTCTGCATATTATGATGCAGCAATCAGAGCGATTCCCGTAACGGAAGCATCTCCAGATGAAACACAAGTATTAAAATATAAATTAGTAACTTTACCAAAAGGTACTACAAAGATACCAAAAGTAGAATTTGGTGTTCCATCTATTTCAGTAAACCAAAGAAGTGGCCAAGTTTCTTTAACACCAACTACTTCACCAAGTGGTAATACTCAAAGTGGTTATACAATTGTGTTAGCTAATAAAAATGCTGGTTCAATTGTTGGTAGTGGTTTAGCAGCAGGTACTGGTACTATTCCGGTATTCTTAGGTGATGAAATCACAACAACTGCAGCAGTAGAAAGAGGATTAACATTCTCATTCATTCCTAACCCAAATATCACACAAACTATTAAGACAACTATAACAGTTTATGGTAACGAAACAGGTGGTTCTCAAACTATCCCAGTGACCGTAACATATGTAGCATAAAACGGAGAATAAAATAATATGGCACAAATTACAGGACAAGCCGGAGTAAACTTAACATCAGAATTAGCAGCGTATTTACAAGCTAGTAATGGTAATGTTACTACGGAACAATTGACAAACCTTATTAACCAATACTTAACTGGTGGTGATAAATTAGCAGCACAAGGTGGTTCTATTACAACGGGTATTTACAAAAGATTTGGTGAATTTGACCAAATTACAGGTAAAGTTGAAGTTGTAACAACTGGTCTTTGGAGTGGTGATACCGGAAGTTTAACATCTTTCTACACATCATCAGTACAAGCTGTTGCAAATAGTTCTAACTATTATTTAAATGTATATCACACTGCCGATGCAACCGATGCTCAATTTGCAGTAGCATATGGACACAAATACGCAAGTGGTTCAATCAGTTTACAAAATAGTGATACATCTACATTAGCAACAAAAGCAACATATGCACAATATCGTTCTTTATTGCTAGAACAAGATGACCAATTTTTTACATTCGATTCCGCATCAGGTGAAAATTTGTTAGATTCATCAGATATCTATGTTATTAACGTATCACGTGCCAGATACAAAGAAACAATGGATGCAGGAAACTGGCAAATAACTTTAAGTGGTTCAAATGGTATATCAACATTTATTGATGATAGTGGTAAGAAATTCTCTGATACAGTTGGTAAAGCAGGTAGAGTGTTCTATGTAGCAAGTGGTTCATTAAACTTAGGACAAGATGCAGAAGCAACTATTTCAAGTAAATATTCTTCAAATGGTCAAGGATTTGGATTGTTTTATCCAGATAGAGGAATCATAGTTCTTAATCCAACAGCAATTCATAATACAATTGGTACATCAAAAGATAGTGGTTCATTAGCAGGTAGTTCAATATATACTGGTGTTGAAAGAGAAGGTAAAAATCATTTCTTATTATATAATGCAATTAAAGGTGGTGCTGATTTTGAAGCAAGAAGAACTGAAAATGTTTCTACATCTCATTACTTTGTAAGAGCAACAAATAGAGAATTTAACTTCTCAAATAACCCAACATTTGTGACTGGTTCTGATGGTACTTTTGCAGAATCAACATTTGAAAGAGACCCTAAAACGTTTATTACAACAGTTGGTTTATATAACGATGCTAACGAATTATTGGCAGTTGCAAAAACTTCACAACCGATTGCAAAATCATACGATAAAGAAGTATTAATCGCAGTTAAATTAGATTTCTAATCAACGGATTAAAATAATATAAAACCGAAACCCAACCTTAAAAAGTTGGGTTTTTGTTTATTAAAATACTTATATAGGTAAGGAATTTACTATGTTTAAATCAATACCCAAATCAAATATATCTAAACGTTCATTCAAAGCTTATAAACTTTGGAACACAAGTGAAACCGATGCACCTATAATTAAATTATATAATGTATCTGGTTCTTATTTTGATGCAGGTGCACCAACATCACAAGGATATTACGTTCATTCACTTTATAACTCAATAAAGAAAAAATATTATTCTTCGGAAGGTAATGCATTTACAACTTTTGGTAGTGTTGAAAATTTAGCAAATTACGAAAACGAAAGACAATATCCTCAAACTGTTTATGCATTTTCAATAGAACGTTCTAAATTTGGTGAACAAATCAAACCAAATTCAGTACAATTAGATATAAATGGTCAAACATTTGTAGATAATGGATACGGACAACTTCGTACACCAGTACCAACATATACCATACTTTCTATGGATTTAGATAGTGGTAGTAATCACATTGGTTCATTACATATTTCAAATGGAGTTGATACATATGAGTTAGAAATTTTAGATGAAACAATGGGAACTGGTATGGATTTAAATGATGGAATATGTTATTTCATCTATACCGGTGTTTCTGATACAATTACATTAGCCTCGATTGATATTGAAGCAGGTACTATTGAATTTTTAGAAGATTTCCAATTTGAAGGTACATCTTTAACAACACAAATACATGGTAATGTATTTTATGATGATGGTTTGGTAGTATTAGTAACACAACAATCAGACCCAACATCATATTCAATGGATTTTCGCTCGACACATACAATATACGAAACGGAAATTTTAGTTTCTGCAGATGCTGGAGAATTTAATTATTCACAAAACCCAACCGCAGTAGATGTTGTTTTAAGTGGTTCGTATGATTTTCAAACTACTGCTATTCCAAATGTATCTCCTGCAGGAAATGTAAAAATTAAAGAAATTTTAGATATTAAACAAAAACAAGTATTTTCAGGTAGTATTGGTACAAGTGTTGGTACATGGGATGATTATTTTGTTAGTAGTTCAATTGACCAATCTGGTTCGTATTTATCTACATATGTAACTACCATTGGATTATACGATGATGATGGAAACTTATTGGTGGTAGCAAAATTACCAAAACCAATAAAAAATTTACCAGATTATAATTTGAACTTTTTAGTTCGTTTTGATACTTAATCATATTTATATAATATAAAAGGAAAATATCATGTCAACAATTTTAGATTTATACAAAGGTTCAGAATTTGCAAAAGTGGGTAAAAACAACAAGGATAAAACACCTTTATCGGTTGATGATAAAAAATTGCAAGTTGATGAAACTAAATTGAAAAAAGCAAGAGGTGGCCAATTACAAGAAAAACCATACTCAAATACTATTAAAAAATAATAAGTTTTGGCTTGTATAGTAAACCATTTAAATAAATGGGCGTATTTACATATCCCAAAAACAGGTGGAACATCTTTAACAAAATTACTATTAGAACAAGATGGTAGTGAAGAGGTTGTCACACATGGTGATTTGGGAAATTTTGGAAACGTTACGGAATATTTTATTTTTACAATCGTAAGAAATCCTTTTACGAGAATAGCATCAGCATATCAACATAATGTAAGAAGTAATACAACTTCTAATTTTAAACAATTTTTGGAAAGAATAAATCCAATTGATGTTTGGTATTTTCCACAAACTTATTTTTTAAATCACAATCAAACCCAAAATAGATTTGTTAATTTTGTTGGTAGATATGAAAACTATGAAACCGATGTTAGATATATTTTAAATAAAATTAAAATTAAATCGGCCGATATACCACATGAAAATAGAAATCCTATTTACGATAGACATCCACAATTAAATCAACAAAATTATTATAAAATACTATATAAAGATGGATGGTGTAAGGAATGGGTATTAGAGAGGTATAAAAATGATTTCAAATTTTTTAACTATGAGTTGGACATATAGAGGACAATTTATAACCGAACTTTCAGATATGCCTGAAAATACAATCGGTTTTATTTACAAAATAACTAATGGTGAAACTGGACAATATTACATTGGTAAGAAAAATGTATTGTCAATCACAAAAAGAAAATTTGGTAAAAGGGAAATTGCAGCTTTAACTGATAAACGTAGTAAACATTGGGAATGGGTTACTAAGGAATCCGATTGGAAAAAATATCAATCTTCAAATGCAGTAGTAAAAGCATGGGAAGGGGATAGAATTAAGTTAGAAATCCTAAGATTTTGTAAATCTAAGAAATCCCTAACATATTACGAATTACAAGAACAATTCGCCCATAATGTCTTGGCCGATGAAAATGCCCTAAATGATAACCTTTTGGGTAAATTTTTCCGTAGAGATTTAGATGAAATAGATTTGGAAAATTGATAAATTTTTCGTATCTTTGGGTAGTATAATAGCAAATATAAAATAAATTTGGAAATATCAGATTTATTTTGTATATTTGTATATGATATTGTATAACTATGCTATCAACACCTGATAAACTAACAATTATTAGTATCTTAGATGATACATTAGGACATGGGTCATCCCTTAAAGGAAATGAACAGGCTCATTATTGTCCTTTTTGTCATCATCATAAGAAGAAACTTCAAGTGAACTTAGATACACAACAATGGCACTGTTGGGTGTGTGATTCTAAGGGTAAACGTATATACTCACTTTTACGAAAATTACAGGTAGATTCCCATAAATTAAAACGTATATTAGACATTTATGGTGATGATTATGTGGTTGCAAATAACGAAGATGTAGAGATTGAATTACGATTACCATCAGAATTTATATCCCTAACCGAAGCCCCAAAGGGATTAAACCCATTATACAAAAAAGTAAAACATTATCTAAAAGTTAGAGGTATTACCGAATCCGATATTATCAGATATAATATGGGTTATTGTAAAAGTGGATTGTATGCGGGAAGAGTTATTATACCTTCGTATGATTCTAACAATAAATTAAATTATTTCATCGCACGTTCGGTGTATGATGATGAACCTTACAAATATAAGAATCCACCAGTTTCAAAAAATGTAATAATGTTTGAAAATCAAATTAATTGGAATGAACCGATTAATTTATGTGAGGGTGCATTTGATGCAATTTCAATTAAACGAAACGCTATTCCGATATTGGGTAAATTTATTCCAAAAAAATTAATGGATAGTATATATCAAAGAGGGGTTAAGAAAATCAATATTATATTAGATAGTGATGCACAAGACCAAGCGTTACATTATACCATATATTTTCAAAAACAAGGTATAGATACAAAAAATGTAATACCATCTGAAAAAGATGCATCTGAAATGGGATTCAAACAAATAAACAAAATATTAAAAAACGTTAAACCAACTGATTTTAGTGATGTAATATCACAAAAATTACAAATGTTATGATAGTAAACAAAATATACCACTTAGCTGATTTACACATCAGAAACTTACAAAGACATAAAGAATATCGTGAGGTGTTCAAAAAGTTTTTGAAACAAGTAGAAGATGATAAAATTGAAGATTCTATTATTTATTTAGCAGGAGATATTGCTCATGCTAAAACTGAAATGTCACCTGAATTAATACAGGAGATAAGTTGGTTTTTAACTGAATGTTCTAAGTTACGCGAAACATTTTTAATTACGGGAAACCACGATTGTAACCTAAACAACACACATAGATTAGATGTTCTTACGCCCATTATTGATAATCTTCAAAATCCTCGCATTCATTATCTTCGCGATACTGGTGTTTATCAGCACCACAATCTTACTTTTGTCGTTTATTCCATATTGGATAAAAAGGAAAATTGGCCAAAGGCAGAAGAAATTGAAGGCGAAAACAAAATCTGTCTTTTCCACGGACCGGTAAACAAAGCACAAACTGATATTGGATATGTAGTATCATCAAATTCATTCACTGTCGATATGTTCGATGGATTCGATATGGTTATGATGGGTGATATTCATAAACGTCAAACATTCGGTGCAGGTTATGAACACGTTGCATATGCAGGTTCTATGATTCAACAAAATCATGGTGAAATGTTGGAAAATCATGGTTATCTAATATGGGATGTACCTACTCGTACTTTTACCGAACATCATATCCATAATGATTATGGATTCCTTACAATCGATGTAATTGATGGTGTTATACCACAATGGGTATATGATGAGGTTGGAACGAAATTACCTAAAAATCCTCGTTTAAGATTGAGATTTACTAATACTGAAGCATCTGATATGAAACTTCGTATTACTGAATTAAAACAATTATTTAACGTTGCTGAGGTGACAGTTACACGAACTGATACTATTGGTCAATTAAAACGTAACTCTGCTCTAAACAAAAATATTGTTGGTAATGTGAAGGATGAAACGTTCCAAAACCAACTTATCAGAGATTACTTAGAAAGACAATTCCTATTGGAAGATTCTGATTTAGACAAGATTTCTGAAATAAATAAAGAGGTAAACTCGAGAATTGATGATTCTACATTAGCTGAGAATATTTTATGGACACCTAAGACTTTGGAGTTCAGTAATATGTTTTCGTATGGCGAAGGTAACAAAGTTAGATTCGAAGATGCAAGAGGTGTGATTGGTATTTTTGCACCCAATGCAAGTGGTAAATCATCTTTGTTTGATGCCCTTTCATTTTGTATCTTTGATAAAACATCTCGTACATCTTCATCAAAAAACATCCTAAATAATCAAAAAGATAACTTCTATTGTAAGTTTAATTTTGAGATTGATGGGGTTGATTATTTCATCGAACGAAGTGCAAAGTGGACTAGAAAGGGAACTAACCTTTCGGTAAACGTAAACTTTTGGAAAGAAGATGGTGGTATAACTACATCCTTAAATGGAGAACAACGTAGAGATACTAACAAAAATATTGAGAAATACTTAGGTAAGTTTGAAGATTTTGTTTTAACATCATTATCGTTACAAGGTAACAACGCACTCTTCATTGATAAATCACAAGCAGAACGTAAGGAGATTTTATCACAATTCATTGGTGTGGATATTTTCGATAAATTATATCAATTAGCATCAGATGAGAATAGAGAAAACGCAACTTTAATTAAGAAATTTAAATCAGATGATTTCACTTCTAAACTTGCTGAAATTGAAACTAATTTGAAAGAAAACAAATCTGAATACAAATTAGTTGAGATTGAATTGGGCGGAATTAAAGATGAAGAAGATGGGTTAAACAAAGATTTAATTCGTTTGAATGGTAAAATTGTAAAACTTAATTCGGATTTAGTTGGAATTGATGAATTGGAAAAACGTAAAAAAATTCTTGTTGCTAAAGAAGAAGAAATTTTAAAAACCAAAGGTGAAACACAAACCCGTATTTCTAAATTAGAGGAATTACAACTACAATTAGAAGAAATTATTGATGGATTTGATGAAGAAGAATTAGAAGATAAGATTGGAGTATTAAAGGTTGCTAGAAAAGATTTTAGTACTGCAGTACATGAATTAGAAAAATTAGATATAAAAATTGATTCATTAACGGATAAGAAAACTCACTTAGATTCTCACAAATATAATGAAAATTGTGAAATTTGCATGGAGAATTCTAAAACTATTTTAGAATCCAAAAAAGATGTTGAAGAATCCTTAGCGGAAATTTGGGAAGAATATAATCAGGTAATACATACTCGTGATATTACTGAAATCAAAATGAATGAATTAACTCCATATGAAACTGATTGGAATAATTTAGTTGAAACTAAAGAAAAAGAAGGTAAAGTTGATAGGGAAATTTCAACTCTAATGAATAAGTTATCTGCATCTGAAACCGAAGAAATTCGTATTCAAACTCAAATTGCAGACCAAATTAAACTAATAGAAGAGTATCACCAAAACGAAGAACAAATTAAAAAGAATGGTGAAATTAGAGAAGAAATTAAGGCTAAAAGAGAAACATTAGATGAGGTTAAGAAAAACTTTACAAAGACAAATAAAAAACTTTTAGAATTAAATGGTAAGGTTTCATCTCTTAAATCACAAAAAGAAATTCTTGAGGCAAAGATTAGTGAGGTTAAAGAATTAGAAGAACAATCCAAATTATATGAGTATTATTTAAACTCCTTGAGTAAGGATGGTGTATCATACGAATTGATTGAAAAAGCATTACCAATGATTGAAGGTGAGGTAAATAACATCCTTGCACAAATTGTTGAGTTTGGAATGCAATTAGAGATGGATGGTAAAAACATCAATGCTTACCTTGTTTATGGTGATAATAAGTGGTCTTTGGAGATGTGTAGTGGTATGGAGAGATTTATATCAGGACTTGCAATTAGAGTTGCTTTAATCAATGTATGTAACTTACCTCGTCCAAACTTCTTAGTAATCGATGAAGGGTTCGGTACATTGGATAGTGAGAATTTACAATCACTATTTATGTTATTTACCTATTTGAAGACACAATTTGATTTTGTGATGATTATATCTCACATCGATTCTATGAGAGATGTAGTTGATGGTCTAATCGAAATTAAAAAAGTAGAAGGTTTTAGTCACGTTAAGTATTAACGCGTAATATATTAGTAGGTTTGGGTGTTTGATTGATTTTTTGTTTAATCAACTGCTCAACTAATCCGCTTAAGGTGTACCCACGTTCTTTACAATATTCTTGTAATAGTTCGTGGGTTTCTTTTTTTATTTGAATTGTAGTGTACTTATTCATTTCTATGGAATTCTATGGATTTTACAATAAGTATTAAAAACAGTTATATTTATACCTGCATAGGAGAAATATAATGGCAATAATCAAATCATACTCACCACTACAAAATTTATCGAATTACGGAACGTTTATCAATGACCAAAATCCTAATTCCGATTATTTTCGTATAACGGAATTTAACGAAACATTTACTGGTGGTAAAAATGGATTCTTAATTGAGGGTTCTGAATATCTTAAAGAAACAACTGAAATAAAAATTGAGATTTTAGATGTTGATGGTAATCCTATTTATTACGAACCTGGTAATGGTGTGCCGGAATATTATGAGGGTATCTCTAAATTGGTTTCTGTTCACGTTTATGAGGACACACCGATTGGGATAGGTAAGATTACCATTTTGGGAGAATTGAAGACTTATGAGGATGCTAATGGGGTTATTCGTGATATTCCAGTAGAATGGACAGGTGCATATAATGTAAAGTGGGAAAGAACATTCCAAATCAATAAAAACCTTACAAACGAAACTCGTGTAAGATTCTATAAAAGACCTACGATTTCAATTGATGAAATTGTAAAACCAATATACAATGTTACAACTCCGTATGTAACTCAAAGTGGTTCGGTGGAGGGTATTGCAGAAATTCCAATTGCAGGAACAAATTTAAGTAGATGGACTGCAGGAACACTATATAAATTAAAAAGAGTTAGTGGTGGTGGTTGGACTGCATCAATTGATGAAAACCAAATACAATTACCAGATTTAGGATATACAGCAACTGTTAAAGAGGTATTAAATACCGATGAAATTTTAGTCGATATTCCATATTCAATTAATAATGTTGTATCAAATTTTACTCAAAGTTCATATACATCATCATTTGAATATTTAGATAACCAAACATTTACCGAATCTGCATTGACCGGTTCTTTTGCTAAAATCAACATATCAAATCTTAAAACATTTGTGGGTGATGTAGCAAGAGTAAAGGTTTTCCGTAAATCTCGTAACGATGTTGGTGATTATGTTTTAGTACAAGAATCTAAATTAGAATCTACTGAATTACTAAGAGATTTAAATGCATCAGGCCAAACTGATATATCGTATGGTAATTTTACTTCTACAAATTTAAGTACATATTGGACAGGTTCTTCAAATTTTGCACCAACAATATGGGGAACAACTGATATATTAAATTTGGATAAATTATATGCATCAGTAAAACCACAAAATAATCAAATTGGTGTACAAACTTTATATACAAGTCAATCTATTTCGGTTTCAAAAGATGTAGAATATACACTTACATTTAAAACTCTTTATAGCGGTTCGGTAGATAATTCAAAAACACTTCGTGCATATTTGAGTTCATCAACTTATACACAAGATTTTTTAACTCTTTCTGGTTCTGCAATATATCAAACAAAACAAGATATAACTAAAAATATTATTGCAATACCAACCGGTAGTTCTGCTGATGCTAAATTAGTTTTTGAATTTAATGGTAGTGGTTGGCATGTATCAAATGTAAGTCTAAAAAATGCACAAGAAACATCATTTTCACCTGATGAATTTACAATTGTACAAGATGTTTCTAAAAATGTAGCAACTGAAACTTTTGATTTTCGTTTTGAATTTTATGATATAAATAACAATTATATACCGGTTGATGTATTTGCATCAAAACAATTTACAGGTGGTAATAATTTCCCAACATCTACAAAAATTCTACTATTACAAGCAGATAAATCTGCATTCCGTTTTACAACTGGTTCAATAGCAAATCCACCATTTCAACAAATTGGATTTACAACTACTCGTCAAAATATCGCTGGGACAGTTTCGTATGGTAGGTCTGCATTCGATATAACGGGTAGTTATATTGACCCAACTCATTATACTCAATCAAATGGTACTTTATTAGAATATCCTGGTAAATTACACACATCATCTTCTGCTGGATTTGTAGTTCAAATTGGTGAATTTAGTGGTTCATTGGATACTGCATTGACAAGTTCGGTTAGAGTTGGATTTATTACCTATACAGCATCTGCAGATGGAATCGAAGAATACGAAACAATTTATAGATTGGAAGATGGAGATAACGCACCTGGTCTATTTGCTTCATCAACTGCAAATCAATTTATATATAAAGCAACAACTCTTGCTTTAAATCCATCAAATCAAGTAATAACATTTGATGTAAGAAGAAAAAATTTAGGTATTACTGGTACAACGATTACGATAAACTCAGGTAGTCAATATGGAATAGCAGCACCTTTAACTTTATTATCAGATGACCCAACAACTGCAGTAGCAACTTATTATTTATCAGGTTCAACTTTTGATTATACATCTGGTTCTGCAACTTATTTCTTTAGTGCATCTGATGCATATGGTATTGATTATCATGATACATTAAAAATTACTCCTGTAAAAATATTGGATGGATTATCAGTAACTCTTACCAATGAAAATGCAACTCTTCCTGCTAAATCAACTGGGTTTGTGGAAAGTGGTTCGTTTGTTTTAACAAGTGGTTCGGTAAGTGTTAAAGTTGGTGGTGAAGATATAACAAGAGATGAAGGATTAAATACAAATAATAGATGGGATATAATTTCTGCAACTGAAACAAATGTTGTAGCAAATGATACAACACCCGATGATGCAACTTATGGTATTACTGCTTTAACAAAAGATAGTGGTTCATTATCTTTATTAGTAAGATATAAAGATGGTGCAGGTGATACAACTGATGTGACAAAGGTAGTAACATATTCAAAAGCAAAAACACCTGCTCCGATAGTAGTAGCTATTTTATCAAACGATGCACAATCAGTTACAAAATCAAATACAGGTACATACGGAACACCTTCTACTTTTACAATTGCAGTAAATGAAGGTGGTTCAAATTATTCATACTCAAGTGGTGGTACAATAAACACATACTACGTTTCAACAATAACTGGTGGTTCAAATTCAAGTGGTACAATTACCCCAACAACTCCAACTACTGATGCTGGGACAACAGTTTCCCTAACAATAACTTATGTGAATTCGGAAGGTACAACTGGTACAATTTCAAAAACTCATAGAGTAAGCGTAACATTGGATGGTAGTAATGGAACAAACGGGACTAATGGTACGAATGGTACAAATGGAACGGATGGTGCTAATGGAGCAGATGGACCGGGTGTAGTATTTAGAGGGCCTTGGGATTCAACTGTTACATATTATGATACTGGAGATTATCCAACACGTAGAGATGCAGTTTTATATAGTGGAACATATTACGCAACAAAAGTAAATGCAACTACTAACTTAAATAAACAACCAGATACCGAAACTGCGTTTTGGGAATCGTTAGGGACCGATTCATATTTTGTAGCAGCTGAAATTGCTATATTTAGAGAATCATATGTAAAACAAACTATAAACGTTGGTACAAATACATCTGGTAATGCAAATATTACTATTGCAGGTGGAACTACTTCTCCATATATTTCAATTGGTCAAGCAACAAAGGGTTATGACCAAGTTGGAGCATGGATTGGTAGTGATGGGACTAGTGGAAAACTTTCTTTAAAAAGTGCATCAAACTCTTTATTATGGGATGGAACAAGTCTTACAATAACAGGCGGAGGTACATTTAGTGGAGCATTATCAGCAGCAAGTGGAACGTTTACTGGAGCATTAAGTGGTGGTACAATTTCAATTGGTAGTGGTAATAGTATTTTTAAAGCAGATTCAAACGGAATTTATTTAGGTAATGCAACATTTGCATCAGCACCCTTTAGAGTTTCTCCTGCAGGATTATTAACTGCTACAAGTGGTGCAATTGGTGGGTGGTCATTAAGTTCATCTACTTTAACCGGTGGCAACGTTACATTAGATAGTGGTGGTGATATTACATTAGGAACATCAAACGATGTTGTTAGATTATCTGCAACTGATGCAACATATAGATTATGGGCCGGGAATACAACTGCAGCTTCTGCTCCGTTTAGAGTAACCAAAGCAGGTGTTTTAACTGCATCGGGTGTTACTATTAGTGGTGCAATTACTGCTACAAGTGGAACATTCACCGGAGCTGTATATGCAAGTAGTGGTACGTTTAATGGAACTGTTACTGCAACTGACGGTACGTTTAATGGTAATATTACTTCAAACGCAGGTACTATTGGAGGTTGGAGTATTGGTGCAACACAACTTGCATCGGTAAATGATGCAGTTATTTTAGATTCTGCTAATAAATCTATTAGTATTGCAAATAGTGGTGGAACTAAAACAATATTTTTGAATGGTAAATCTACATTTAGTGCATTAGGTGGAACATATAGTAATAGTGGTACACATACTTCTGCTGCTGGTACAAGCGGTGGTTCTCCAGGAGTTCAAACTCGTTTAGTAGCATCCAATGCATTAGTTAGTACTTCAGGGAGAAACTATACTGCTACTGTTACGGAAACAACTGCCAATGGAACTGGTTTATTAAGTGTATCATCTACTTGTCAATATTTAAGTGTATCGTATGCTTGGTATTTATATAATACAACAACTGGTGAAACAGTGACTGTGCATCAGGATAGTAATTCTGGATTTAATGTGAGTAGTATTAATATGAGTGGTAACGGAATAAGTGGACAGGCAGTTATTACTGGTACCGGACATACTTGGGATTTATATGAAAGAATAAGTTGGACATATGGTGGAACTACATCAGTAACTGCAACCGGAATAACATATCCTGCTGCATCTTGGTCAGTAGCAGAACAAGGTTCATTTACGGAAATTATAGATGGTGGTATCCAATTGGGTAGTTTATCAACTCGTTATGTTAAAATGCAAAGAGATGCAGTTTCTAATATGATTGATGTTGGTGGTAACATAGTTGCAAGTGGTAACATTACCGCATATTACTCTGATAAAAGATTAAAGAACATTTTAGGAAATATAGATAATCCATTAGATAAAATCCAAAAATTAAATGGAGTTTATTATGAAGAAAATGAATTGGCAAAATCATTTGGATATGATACCGATGGAAAACAAATTGGTTTAATTGCACAAGAAGTTAAGGAAGTATTACCTGAAATTATACATCTTGCTCCATTTGATGATAATGATGGTAAATCAAAAAGTGGTGAAAATTATATGACTGTTCAATATGAAAAAGTTGTACCATTATTAGTAGAATGTATTAAAGAATTGAAAAAAGAAATAGAAGAATTAAAAAAGGATAAATAATGGCATTAAATGCTAGTGGTGTAATAAATCTTGGAGGTAGTGACCCTACAACTGATGTTGCGGCTGTATTAGGATTAAATGCAACTGCACAAATTAGTATGGATGATACTGCCGTTAGAACTCTTGCAGGAAAAACAACTGCAGGTTCTACTATTTCTTTTGATGATTTTCATGGTAAAAGTGGTGCAACAACAACAACCACTACAACAACTACTACAACATCAACAACTACAACTACAACTACATCAACTACAACTACAACCACACAACCACCATTAACAGTAACAAATGGTGGTGTATCATGTAGTGGAACAACCGGTGGATGGCGAAGTTCATTTAGCGGGGGTAGTGGCACTTATTCTTATGTTGCATATGATACTTCGCAAGCAAATGTTGCTCAAAAAGTAGCAGGAACAGGTGGTTCTGCATCTGGTGTTAGAACTACACCAAGTGGTATTGCATTACATGATTGGAGTGGTGTTCCTAATGGTACTTGGTATGTTGCGGTTATGGATTCAAATGGTTTAGTTGCCGTTCAAAATACAGCAGTTACTGTAAATTGTACAACTACTACAACCACCACTACAACTACAACCACTACAACTACTACTTTAGCACCAATTACATATACATTAAATTCACAAGGATGTAATGATACAAGTGGAACAAATGGTTATTTGGAAATAACAAACATTGCCGGTGGTGGTACTTTAAAATATTTGATTTGGGGATTATCAGTAGGCGATTTGGATTTAGAAACAAATCTTATAGACATAGGAAGTGCAACATCATATATTCTAAGTGGATTATCTGATGGATATTTATATAGAACTAGAATTAGAGATAATTTTGGTAACGCAACTGATAAACGAATGGGTACGGCGTTGAGTTGTTATGTAGCAACTACTACAACTACAACTACTACAACTACTACAAGTGGAGGAAGTAATACTGCTACAAATTTTATTGTATCTCAAGGTACGAGTGGGGATGGTAGTTTAGGAAAAGGAACAACCGCTTGTGAACATTATGGAGCCGGAACATTTCAATATACATTATATCATTCAACCGCCAATGGATTAATAGATGGATATACTTATTATGATTCCGTTGGTAGTACATTCACCGGAGGAGGATTTGTTTATTCCGATGGAAATGCGTATGGTACTATAAATAATAGTGGATTATTTACTAGAAGTGGATATTGTGCAGTATAATAAAAATTAAAAAGTTATGAAAGAATTAAGATTTATATGTTGTCAACCTGCAATACCATACTACACTTGGCAAGTAGAGGTTATGATAAATAATTTTATTAAAAATGGTGTTAATGGAAACCAAATGGATATTGTGTGTGCTGTACAAGATTCTTATGATTTAACTGATTGGAAAAAATTACAAAACAAATACAATTATGTTAGATTTTTCTTTTACGATGATACACGAGAAGATAAACGATACGCTCCTTCAATTTATTTCAATATGTTAAAACAACATATAGAAGCAAGACCAGAAATTAAAACTGAGCCATGGTTTTTATATGATTGTGATACTATTTTCACAAGACGAATTCTTATGAATAATTTAAAAAAAATGGGCGATGATAATATATGGTATATGAGTAATACGAATTCATATATAAATTATGATTATATTATTAGTAAAGGAAATGATGTATATGAAGGTATGTGTAAAATAATTGGGTTAAATCCATTAATACCAAAATTGATGAATAGTAATTCAGGTGGTGCACAATATATTGTAAAAAACACAACTTCCGAATTTTGGAATAAAGTAGAATTAGATAGTATTGAATTATATAAATTATTTTGTGAATCAGAAAGAAATTGGGATAAAGATTATTATCCAATACAAAAATGGACTGCAGGAATGTGGAGTTTATTGTGGAATGCTTGGTTATATGGAAATGAAACAAAAGTAGATACTCGATTAAATTTTACTTGGGCACCAAACCCAATTAATGAATTAGATGAAGTTAATATTTTTCACAATGCAGGTGTGTTGAACGGAAATGGTGATTTATTTTTTAAAGGAAAATATGTTGCATCATTACCTTATAATGAACAATTAGAAATAAATCCAAATAAGTGTTCATATTTTTATTGGAAAGAAATATGTGAAACTGCTAAAAATAGTGTTTTGATATAATGAAAAATGAATTAAAAACATTGTATGCTACTGGGTGTTCTCATACTGCAAGTGGTGGGTTATGGTGGCCACAATCTAAGCAATGGTATAAAGAAAATTGTAATATTTCATATGAAAATGAATTAGATGTTTCATATGTAAAATATTTAGCAGATTCTATGAATTTAAAATGGATTAATACTGCTAAATCGGGTACTGGGGCTAAACGATTATTAAGAAAAACTTGGCAATATATTAGAGAAGTTGGATTAGAAGAAAGTAAAAAAACATTATTTATTCTTCAAATTAATAACCCATTAGTAAGATTGGATTTTTATTCAAAAGAATTAGAAAGGTATTTAGTAGTAAATTGTAGGTATGATTCAAATAATAAAATAGAATGGATAGAATCATGCGATTCACACCCAAATCCAACCAAACCACGAGGTTACTTTTCTGAAACAACTGAGCATTTAAAAAATCATTTAGAAAAACATTATGATTTAATGGGTGAATATGATAAGTTGGGTATGGAAATGATTGGATTGATATCATTTTTTGAATTAAATAAAATTGATTACTTTATTGAGGCTACAGATGGATTTTTTCTGCAATATTTGTCAGATAGTTATTTTACTAATGAATTTATAAAAAAAAGAATAATACAAATAGATGGTCATCATGCTTTAAATTTGTGGGCATATGCTAATAAAAAATTAATACAAGATGAAACAAATGGATTTGCAGGAGATAACCATGCGGGATTATTTGCACAAAAAGAATGGGCAGAAAAATTAAAAATGTTTATCAAAACCAGAATTTAGTATAAACATATATTTATATATATGAGTTACAAACTATTAGTTACAACCGGTTGCGGAAACACCATACAAGGTGGTTCTGATATATGGACTAATTATTTCTTAGAATTAGTTTGGCCAACTCTTCCTATAAAAAAAGAATGGAGATTATTAATAGATTCTAAAAGACCTGTTAATTTTGAAGAAACGTCTTTACCAAAAGGGTTAGCATTTCATTTTCATTACGATGATGAAGAGAAAACAAAACAATGGTTAGAAGAAAGTGAAATAATTCATATGCTTCACCCACATTATCATAATAGACCGCATCTCTGGCATTATGAAGATAAATTTGGAACAGTATTTGTTCACGCATACGCAAGAGAAATGGTAGAAGTAATTGATAATAATCCAGAGATAAATCGATTACAATTTAATACCAAAGTAGATGTTGATTTTTATGATGAATATCTTGCTACTTTTAATCGAAGAATTTGGGTTGGAAATAATACAACATCTATGATTGATGAATTTCCAAATTATACTTACAATATTCCAAATTTTTATGAGTTTAAACATAACTTATCTCTTACATCTCACGTAAATAATGGTAAAATTGGATTTGCTTCTCGAGCTGAATCTCGTAAATGTTTACATTGGTTGAATAATCATACTGGGTATGTTCTTACAAATCAATTTGATGTAAAAAATTTAAGAGATACTACAACATATTCTCTAAATGGTATAGATTTATTTCAATGGGACCCGAATATTCATCATTTTTTTATGTTAAAAAATTGGGGTATATTTCATGGTGCATATTTTAAAGAACCATTCGGATACTCAATTTTTCAGGCAGTTGATTATGGGAAATTACCAATAATAAATAAAGATTGGGCACCAGAAGTTCAATACAAATATAGAGTATCAACTAAAAATGAATTTGATGAATGTGTGAAACAAATACTAAAAGATTCATATGAAGAAAGGTATGAGAATTGGTCAAATCTCAAAGAATATATGAAAAAATTTGATAATAAAACCGAATGGATTGATAAAGTCCGTACATCAATTTTAGCATAATTCCAAATATTTATTTTTTACTTTTTTTTACGTTTTGTATATTTTTATATATTTATATACAAAGGGGGAAGGGGGTTAGCTACAAAGCTACTAACTACTACACTATAACTTATACTATTTTTTATAATACTATATAATTTATAGCTATATAAGGCCTAAACCCGAAATCTCGGTAAATATCAATCGGTTATGCAATCATTACAAGATTTAGAATATCTAAAAAACAATCTAACAAACAATCAGGAATTTAACGAATCTCAAGAAATTGAAGATAAACCAGTCCCATATCGTTGGTCACATGGTTCAACTGATTTACATTTAGGTGATGGTTTGATTGTATATTCTCTTATTCAATATATGAGAGCAAAGGTATGTGTTTGCTTAGGGAGTGGTGGAGGATTCATTCCTCGTTTAATGACACAAGCTCGTTATGATTTACATCAACAAAAAATATTCGAAGGTGATAATAATTTAAGTTGGGGTGATATTGGTGTTACTTATGTTGTTGATGCAATGAATGGTATTGGTGGAAATGTAGATTGGTTTAGAGAAGAATCATTTCTTAGAAGAACATTTCACCCACGCATTATAAGTGAAACAACTGAAAAGGCATTTCACAATTTTTTTGTTCTTAATGATATTAAAATTGATTATCTTCATATTGATGCAGGACATAGTTATGAAAATGTAAAAGAAGATTTTGAATTATATTCGCAAATACTTTCACCAAACGCTATTGTTTCAATCCATGATACTGACCCCAATTATGCAGATAATTATATTATTACAAATGAGGTAAAGGATAGGGGGGATTTTGATGATTGGCATGGACCAATTAAATTTGCCAAAGAATTAAAAGAAAATTCAGAATGGGAAGTATTCGACCTTTTCAATTTTGGAATACAAAAAAATAAACCAGCTTCTACTGGTCTAACATTGGTTAAAAGATGTCAAAAATAAATTTAGTTACAGTAGTAGGACACAACACAACGATGCTGGGTCATATGATTGAACATTACAAACCAATTGTTGATGAAATTCATGTAATTGTTTATAGACAAAATTCAAACGATGGAATTTTAGATGAAGTAAAAAAATTAGGTATTACACCTATAAAAGTAGTTACTGAACCAAAGTTTAATTGGGAAAAGGTAACTGAACTATATAACGAAATTAAACGTACCAAACCGAACGAATGGTGGGTAGTTTCAGACGATGATGAATTTCACATTTATCCAAAACCAATCAAAGAACTTATTGCAGAATGTGAGTTAAATGGTTGGGATTTTATAACAGGTGGGTTCATTGATAGGATAGGAGAAAATGGAGAATTTCCAATCGTTGAGAAAGACTCTAATATTTGGGAAAAGTTTCCACTCGCTGGGTTTTTTAGATATCCAATGAGTGGGGCTTGTCCTAATAAGGTTTGTGTGATGAAAGGATATGTTGACGTTACCCCCGGTCAACATTATGCAAAGATTGATAATGTTGATACTTGGAGAGAAAGGGGTTGGAATCATCCAAAACGTTATCCATATGGAAATGGTGAAGGATTCATACAAGTTCATCATTTTAAATGGGATTCCACAGTTTTAAAACGATTAAAAGAAGTTTCAGAAACTAAGGAAGATTATACATTTTGGAAAGAATATAAAAAAATGTATAGAGGTATCCAAATAAATGATTGGAAAATTGATATAAATAATCCATTGTTTATGTTAGAAAAGATGGATACTAATACTCATTCTGATTATTCAAAGTGGGATAAATTGACAAGAATTATACTTGATATATGAAAGATAAATTAGCAATAATAGTTCCGTATCGTGATAGAGAAGACCATTTAAACGTTTTCATACCACACATGAATAGATTCCTTTTAGATAAGGGAATTGATTATACTATATTTGTGGCAGAACAGGCAGACGATAGACCATTTAACTATGGTAAACTATGTAATGCAGTAGTAAACGAAATATCAAAAGATTACACTTATTTTTGTTTTCACGATATAGATATGTTACCATTAACGGATGAATGTGATTATAGTTATCCTGAAACTCCAATACATTTAGCAACAAACGTTGAAGCACACAATCATAAATTACCATACCCACAATATTTTGGTGGAGTTATTTTAATTAATAGAGAAGATTTTGAATTTGCAAACGGATATTCTAATGAATATTGGGGATATGGGTTCGAAGATTTGGATTTATTAAAACGTTTAGAAAAATCGGATGCGTATTTAGAAAAATATTATGATTTACATCAGATTTATTCATATTACGATAAATGGGATATTTTACCATATAGAATAGAAGATGCTGAAATTTCAAATATACATAAAACTCATACAATAAAAGGTATTAATTTACCAAAAGGTACAAAAATGTATGGACCACAAAATTCATTGATGAAAGGATTTACCGATTCATCATTTACAATTTCATTGTGGTTTAAAGACACATCCGAAACTTTAGAAAAAATTAGTTTATTTGCGTTTGATGGACCAGATACTGGTTTATTTTTATCGGAAGATGTATTGGGAAATCGTTATTTAAATGGTCAAATTTGGGATAAGAAAGAATATCATATGGATGTTTCAGTCGAATATTACAAAAATAGATGGAACAATGCTGTTTTAATATATGACAAAAGAAAAGATAAACTTAAAGTTATATTAAACAATAAAAAAATACAAGAAAAAGATTTGTATAAATTTAAAATGTTTGATTATTCTGATAGATGTATAAAAATTTCAGAATCAGAAACTTCTATTCAAATGGCAGATATAATAACATTTGATGAAGCATTAAATGATGAGCAACTTAGAAAATTATATTATGAGGGTATCGATTACTTAGATAAACTTGCTAGTATTGATGGATTAGTTCCAACTAATATTTTTAGATTTGATACGATGTACAATGTAAGTGGTATTGAAGAAATGAAATTAGATAAAGGTAAATCTGGTAATCATATAAAAGTAGAAGGAAAATACTCAATATTTAGTGAAACTATAAATTTATCAGATGAAATGTATTTACCAGTTAGAATTGATGCTCCATATAAATCATTAGTTCACAAAGATGACACGAATATTATAAATCGTTATTACAACTATGACCCCGATGTTGAAGAAAACGCAGATATATTTTTCAATGAAGTTTTAGAAGGATTAGTTGATTTTAAAAAATATGGATTAAATAGTTTAAAATATAATGTATTGGATACTAAACAAAAAATGGGTTATATTCAATATAGAATAACAACATAATAAAATAAAAATGGCAGAAAAAAAAGACAACTCATTAGAGGAAAGAAAAGTAAAAGCATTAGAATCTATTGCAAACACTTTAGAAGATTTAAATGATTGGGTTTATTCAATGGAAACCGATATTTGGTCTGAAAGAATTGAATGGTATTTAAATGAATTTTATCAACTTGCTAAAGCTAAAACAGTAGGTCCTACTAACAGACCATCACGTGATGCGGAAAGAGAAACAACAAGTGAAGAAGAAACCGAATAAACTTGCTGTAATAGTTCCATATAGAGATAGAAAAAATCAATTAAAAAGATTTTTAACTCATATGGAAAACTATTTAGGTGATTATGTTTATCAGATTTTTGTAATTGAACAATGTGATAATAAGCCATTTAATCGTGGTAAATTATTAAATATTGGGTATAAGATTGCATGCGAAAATAATTGTGATTACTTTGTATTTCACGATGTTGATATGTTACCTTATAAAGTAGATTACTCATATACTGATAAACCACTACATCTTGCAACACACTTACAAGAGAATGATTATGAAACTACATTTTTTGATTATTTTGGAGGTGTAACACTTTTTAACAAAGAAGATTTTGCAAGAATAAATGGTTATTCTAATGAATATTGGGGTTGGGGGTTTGAAGATGACGATTTGTTAATTCGTTGTTTACAATCTAATTTAGAATTAGACACTGAAAGTAGTGGTGATGCTACTATACAAGATTTTGAAACATTTAAATTTGATGGAGATGTATCATTTATTGAATTAACAAAAATAAAAAAATCAACAGCATTATCAGATGATTTTACAATATCAGTAATGGTTAAACCATCTGATATTCAATTAAATCCGAATAAAACATACGATGAATTACCAATAGTATCAATTCCTGGTTATAATATTGGTATATTCTATAATTCATTTAGAAGATTTTTCTGTCAAACTTATGATATGGATAAAACTCCATATTCAATTACAACGGATATATTAGGAGAACGTTGGGTTCACTTAGTAATGGTACTAAAAGATTCAAAGGAAGTTTATTTTTATTTGGATGGTAAATTAATTGATAAAGTTGTAATGAAGGAGGATATCTTAAATTTATTAACTGATAAGATATACATTGGTGCAGCAAATGGTAAAAAAGATAATAAAGATTTTTTCTATGGAAATATTGCAAGTGTTGAAATGTACGATATTGCATTAGAAGAAGTAGAAGTATTGGAATTATATAAAAATCCTATAAAACCAAAAATGAGAAATTTTGGAAAATATCAATCTGCAGAATTTTTGTATTTTCAATTATTAGCAGAATTATCAACCGATGAAACTTGTATTGATTTAGCAAATGAATATAAAGCAAAATTATATAATGTTGAATTAGAAAAATTAAATCAATCATTTAAAACATTTTTACCAAAACCACATAGAAGAGAAAGTAAATTCAAATCTTTAAAACATAAATCAAATTCATCAGTTGGTAATAGATGGGTTCATTCTGAAACTAGAAAAAATCAATTAAAATATTACAACGAAGTTAGAACTGGTATTTTGGATTATCATATAGATGGATTAAATACACTACGTTATGAAGAAATATCAAATGAAACAATTTCAAATAATGTTTTACATATAAAAGTAAATTTATAATGAAATTAGGAGTCTGTGTACCATATAGAAATAGAGAAACACATCTTAAAGAATTTATTCCTGCAGTTAGTAAATATCTAACCGAACAAGGTATAGATTTTTGTATTTATTTTGGTCACCAATGTGATGATAAACTATTTAATAGGGGTGCAATGAAAAACGTTGCAGCTAAACACGCATTTGAAGATGGGTGTGATTATATAGTTTGGCATGATATTGATATGATACCAGAAGAAGGATGTGATTATTCATTTCCAACTGAAACGCCAATTCATATTGCAACTAATATCTCACAAATGGATTATAAATTAAAGTATGAAGAATACTTTGGTGGTGCAGTAATTTTTTCAAAAGAACAAGTCCAAAAAACCAATGGGTATTCTAATGATTATTGGGATTGGGGTATGGAAGATGATGACTTATTTTGGAGATGTGTATTAGAAGGTTATGCAGATGATTCATATATGAAATTTCCATCAGAACCAAAAGATTTTTTATCATTTGATGGTAAAAGTTCATATGTTCACATTCCAACAACTCGTAGTTTAAGAAATTTAACATCGCGTTCACATACTATTTCAGTTTTAGTTCGAGCACACCAACAAGAAGAAAAAGTCCCTATTTGGTTAGTAGGTGATACTGAACGCAGATTTTGTGAATATCCTATTCTTCGTAGACCAGGATATGATTATGGATTAAGTTATAACAATTCACGAGCATACACTGCACAATTATGGAATAACCAACGTGAACACTTATATCAATGGATGAAGCGTTACGAAAATCGTTGGACTTTGGTAACATTAGTTGTAGATGAAAATAATATTCATTTTTATATGAATGGTAAAGAATCTGATGCAAGACATGGAACAGGTACTCATTCACCACAACATTTTGAAGGTATGTTAAAACGTTATGGTATGGTTGATTATTATTTAGGAACAACCACATCAGTAACAAACGATGATGTGAATAAATGGTTTAAGGGTGATATTGCAGAAGTTAAAATGTGGGATAGGGCATTATCAAAATCAGAAGTTGAAGATTTAATAAAAACTACACCAAATACTGGTTTAATTTTAGATTACGATTTTAAAGATGGTATTGTATTTGATAAAAGTGAAAATGGAAATAACGGAGTAGCATACAATTGTGAAAATAAAAAAGAAGAAATAAAAATACCTTATACAATTATACCACATAGAAGACCAGGTCGTTTGAGATGTTTACCTCATGTTGATGAAGGATTGATTAAAGTTGGCGGTGTTGATAAATGGGCAAAAGGTGAAACTACTGCTAGAAACGAACGAAGGTATGTTTTACAAATGCAACAAGGTAAATGGGATTATAAATCAGATGGAATAGCACAATTAAAATATGATTTGATTGGAATTGAACAAATAAATCCCAAAGCAAAATTGATAAATGTAAAACTTTAATATATATAGATATATAAAAACAAGTTATGGAAAATAAATTTTACGAACATTCTTTAAAAGTAAAAGAAGAATTAAATAAAACTGGTTGTGGATTTTGTTTGGCAAAATGGACACAAGTTACAATGCACTTACAAATAGGCCATACACATTCATGCCACCACCCTGGCACACACCCGATACCAGAGAGGGAAATTAGAAGAAACCCATCAGCACTTCACAATACAAGATTTAAAAAAATTCGTAGAAAAGAAATGTTAGAAGGTAAACGACCAACAGAATGTGATTATTGTTGGAATGTGGAAGATAATTCAAATGAATTTTCAGATAGAATTTTTAAATCAGGCGAACCCTGGTCTTATCCACATATGAAAGAAATTAAATCATTGGATTGGAAAGCAGATTTTAATCCAAAATATGTAGAAGTTTCTTTTTCAAATGCTTGTAATTTTAAATGTTCATATTGTTCTCCACAATTTTCAACAAAATGGATGGAGGAAATAGAAGAATTTGGTGGATATCCTACAACCGATAATTTTAATGATTTATCGTATCTTAGACAAGAAGATAAAATGCCAATTCCATTAACACAAGAAAATCCATATGTTGAAGCATTTTGGAAATGGTGGCCTGAATTGTATAGAGATTTATATACTTTTCGTATAACAGGTGGAGAACCATTATTAAGTAAAGATACATGGGAAGTATTGGATTATATTATTGAACAAGAAACTCCAAATAAAAATTTATCTTTGGCCATAAACTCTAATTTAGGTGTACCTGATAAATTGATTGATAAATTTATTGATAAAATAAATAGAATTACAGAAGAAGATAGAGTTAAAGATTTTGTAATCTTTACATCTTGTGACACAAAAGGTCCTCAAGCAGAATATATTAGAAACGGATTGGTTTACAATCAGTTTATTGATAATGTAAATAAAATTTTAGAAAAATGTCCAAGAGTAAACATTACGTTTATGACAACATATAATGCATTATCAGTTCCAAACTTTGGTGGTATGATTGCAGATGTTTACGATTTAAAATACGCACACAAAAGTACTGATAGATACTGGCCAAATGCAGTGTTATTAGATAGTTCATATTTAAGACACCCACAACATCAGGCTGTAAAAACTTTAATGGCAGACGATTCACATGATTGGGGAATTAATATATTAGACCAAGCAAAACTTATGGATTTCTTAGCAACACCATATGCAGCTAAAACCGAAGCAGGATTTGGTGATATGGAAATTGCAAAAGTAAAAAGAATTTATGATTGGTACATTACCGATGAGGAAGATTGGTTAAAAGATATGAGAAGATATAATTTTTATCAATTCTTTTCAAATCACGATAGACGAAGAGGAACTGATTTTGTAAAAACATTCCCAGAATTTGAACATTTTTGGAACATTTGTAAAAACACTAAAATATGATAGAAATAGGTTATAAAGATTGGTGGGAGATTTGCATCGAAAACCAACATGGATTAAAAGATAAAAATTCAGCAGCTTGGACACAAGGAAATTTTACACTTTTTACAAGATTCAAAACTGATTTTGATTCTATAAAAAAAGATGCAGAAGAAAATAATGCATGTTGTGTAATTGGAAAACCTGGTCTACACTTGGGATTGTATATTACTACTGATGGGTATATTAAATTTGATTGGTGGACAAAAGAAACACCAGAATCAGACCCAAAATTTAATCATGTGTTTGTACCACACAAAATTGAAAATCAAGAGTGGTTAAAAGTATTTGTATCACATGATAGTGTTGGTAAAGAATTTGTTGTATGTTTTTACAACGAAGTAGATGAACTAATGATGGCATCATCAAATAAATACACCGGTGATTTAGTAGATTATAGTTGGTCTAATACATACATTGGTTGTGCTTATCATCATAAAAATACATATCCACATAATGGATTTTGGGCAGGAAAAATTGATTATGTAAAAGCAGTTGATTTCTTTACACCAAAAATTGTGTTGGAAGATGAAATATATTTTGATGATTTGATGAATGATGTTACCTTTGAAAGTACTTGGTTTCACTATAATGGTGAACCTAAAACATATGCAACTATTGCAGATATATCAGGTCACTCAAATCATTTAAGACATAAAAGACAATGGTATATTGAAACATTCAAAAATTATGAAATGGAATTGATGAATGAAATAAGTAAAAAGACAAAGAGTATTGTTTAATGAGTGGTTATTCTAAAATTAATATTGTATGTGAATATGTAACTCCAAATGGTTATTTATTTAATGGGTATGCTCAAAACGATTTACCAGAAATATTCCTGCAACAATTAAAAAAAATAACTGATTCCGATTCACATATAATTAGGAGTGATGATAGACATGATTATTCTATTTCATATATTCATAGTGCTTTTTTAAATTATGTAAAAGAATACAAAGATAAATTTCATAATGTAGGACATAAAACTCCAATTATTAATTTTAAAACTCCTTATGAAATAATAGATAATGAATTAAAAGATGATGTTTTAAATATATTTTTAGTAGAATCAGATATACGCTCATCTGCTAAATTATATGGATTGGATAAATTATCATTTTCTAAAAAAAGTTTAGATTTAATTAGAACTCATAAAAATTGTGTAATCGTTATTTTAGATTGGAGAGAAGGTTCATACGAACTATATGATAATTTAATAATTCATTTTAATAATTTTGTCAAACAAAACAACTTAC